GTGGGAGAGGGGGCTGTGGGAGAGAGGGCTGTGGGAGAGAGGGCTGTGGGAGAGAGGGCTGTGGGAGAGAGGGCTGTGGGAGAGAGGGCTGTGGGAGAGAGGGGGATGAGGGTACGGCGGACATATCCGCGGAGGCTTCGTCGGACCACGCATCCGCAGGAGTTTTTGGGGGACCGGGGCGAGGGCGGCTCTCCGCCCGTCTCACACGCAACCGGGTAGCGCGGACCGGGGTGCAATCCACGTTCGGCGCCCGGTGGGAAATGTGTGCGGGGGAGAGAGTGGTGTATACTCGGGGAACGGGGGAAAGGGGATCCTCACCCCTGGCTCTAATTATGTCATCCAGCAGCCTTCCCCCGTGGACGGCGCTCCCCGCATCCCCTCCACCCGACTCTCGTAATGTCATCCCGCCGTCTCCCCGACGGACGGCGCCCGTGCCGTCTCTCTCCCCCCTCCCGTCTCCCCTGCGCCCGACAAGGAAAAACACGCGCACGCAGAGAGTCTGGGTTCGCGGCCCGGCGCGGGCCTCACGACCTGGCGTTTATTAACCGAGAATAGCCCTCGGAGGAGAAGCTGCAGAGCATCTTGAACAGGGCGTACAGGATCCCCACGGTGATGGCCGCCCCCACGACGGAGGCCACCACGTAGGCCGGGGACACGGGCGCGAGCCGCGTCGACGTGAACGACAGCAGGTCGACCACGGTGCCGTTGGGGAAGAGCATCAGGGCCTTGACGTCGCCGCCGTGCAGCGTCGGGTTGAAGCTGGGGATGGTGGAGTTGGCGCCGGCCATGAGCTGCTCCTCCATGTCCTTGGACTCGATGAGGACGGTCTCCAGGATCGTGCCCGCGGAGGAGTAGCGCACGAACACGCAGTCGCAGTACACGCACACGGACGGGTTGTCCGTCGCCGGCAGGTGCTGGGACTCGGGCATGCGGTCCGTGTAGTCGCACGCGGCGCTGTCGTTGCTGACGAGGGCGAGCACGAGCGGGTTGGCGATGTCCACGCCGCCGAGCGTGTACGCCGGGCCGCAGTCCGGGCGCCGGCGCGTGAACACGAAGCTGGCGCCCCCGCGCAGGGGCAGGGCGAGCAGCGCCTCGGCGGGGATCTCGGGCGCGGCGCGCGCGACGGGGTCCTCCTCCTCCTCCGCCCCCTCGTCCGTCGCCGCCGCCGCGCCCGGGGCCCCGGCGGGCGCCAGCGCGAGCCGCGCCGCGGCGCCCAGGTTGGCCAGGGTGGCGTCCCCGCCGAGGTCGCGGCGCAGCGAGACGGCGCACGGCGAGAGGACGTCGAGCAGGCTGAAGGGCTCGTTCCACGCGGCCGTCGGCGAGAGCGCGGCCCGCGTGAGCTCGGCGGCCGCGGCGGCGCGCTCCGCGGTGCACATGGCCGTGGTGCGGAGCAGGGTCTCGCGCGCGTCGCCGGGGCCGCCGGCGCGCAGCAGCAGGGCGACGGCGAAGAAGAGCGCCTGCTGGTCGAAGGGCTTCCCCCGCACGGAGCGGCGGTACGCCTCGGCGACGGTCGCCCGCGCGAGGTCCAGCCGGGGCGCCGGGTCCTCGCCGAAGGTCCAGGCGGCGCGGAGCTGGTCCGCGGGCGCCACCGGGACGCGCTCGGCGCGCCCGTCGAAGAGCCCGGCGAAGCCCGCGGGGCAGCCGGCCGCGCGCATGAGCAGGCGCGAGAGCAGGCGCGCGTCGCTCTCGACGCGCAGGAGCGCCGGCGCCGAGGCGCGCCGGTCGCGGCGCGCCGCCTCGGAGAAGACGAAGGCGGCCACGCCGAGGCGCACCGCCGCGCGGTAAAAGTAGTACGGCCCGGGCTGCACCACGGCGGCCAGGGCGGCCGCGTGCGCCGCCGACAGCTGGGCGAGGTAGTCGTCGCTCTCGTGCACGTAGGCGGCCACGTCGCGCATCGTCTGGTGCATGGCCCCGTCGGAGAGGAAGCCGAGCGTGTACACGTGGAAGCGGCCCGCGGGCGGGCCCGGCGGCTCCAGGTCCGAGCCGAGCGCCGGGGGCGCGATCATGCGCATCCGCTCGGCGGAGATGATGACCTCCAGCGGCAGGAAGGAGCGCAGCGCGACGCGCAGGCCGAGGAAGGCCTCGCCCAGCGTCACGTTGAAGACGGCCGCGGGGCAGCGCGCCTCCGCGTCCGCGAGGACGGCCACCTCCGCGGGCCACACCGCCGCCGTGGTGTACGTGCGCCGGACGCCGGGCGCGTCGAAGGCCACGAGCTCCGCGCCCGAGGGCGGCCCCGAGAGGCGCGGGCGCTCGCGCGGGCGCTGCACAAAGTACCACGCGGAGACGGGCGGGGGCACCACCTGGTACGAGACGAGGTACCGGCCGAGCAGGTGCCCGCGGATGCGCGTGTCGTTGAGCGCCCCCAGCCCGCCGAGCTGGAAGACGAACCACGCGGAGCCGTCGCCGTCCAGGACGAACAGGGTGGGCCCGCGCGCGGGCGCCGCGGTGGGCGCGGGACCCCCCTGCGGCGAGGGCGGCCCACCCTGCGGCGCGCCGCGGGCGAGGGCGGCGGCCCCCGCGAGGGCCAGGAGGCCCGCGAGGGTCAGGAGGCGCAGCGGGAGGCGCACGGACGACGCGGGCATGGTGACGGGCACGGCAAACTTTATTGGGATGACATACACATGGCTTTATACGCGCCCCGAGCCCCCTCCCACGCCGTCGTCGTTGCCTCCGTCGCGGTCTCCATCCGGCCGCGGCGCGGGTGGGAGGGGCGAGGGTCACACCCCCATCTCCGACGTGAAGGCGCACACGCACTGCCGGATGTGGTCGCCGTACGCGGACTCCGTCACCTCCATGCCGCGCGCCTGCGCCGCCACGGCCGCGGCGCAGACGCGCGGCGAGGGCCCCAGGTCGACGGTGGAGACGCGCAGCGGCAGCAGCTTGGCCACGAGCGCGTCCATCGCCCACGCGTGCACCTCGAGCGGGCGCCCGCGCCGGTCGCAGAGCTCGGGCGCCTTGTACGCGCCGAAGAGGGTGTCCTGGAGCTCGGGGTCGTCGCGCGGGCGGCAGAGCTCGTTGAGCGCGAGGCAGTCGCGCACGGTCTGGTCGAAGCGCGGCGCGCGCCCCCAGTCGTCGCGCCAGCGGCGCCCCGAGCTCAGGTAGCGCGACGTGTTGACCAGCATGGCGTAGACGTTGCGCAGGGCCGTGAGCAGGCGCGCGTCCACGTGCTCCCCGGCGCGCGCGCGGGCGCGCAGGCGCCGCAGGTGCTCGTCCGGGTCCAGCGAGGCCACCACCAGGTTGCCGCCGGGGGGCTCCCCGGGCAGCGTGGCCGCCAGGCCCACGAAGGCCGCCGCGCTGATGTCCCCGACGATGAAGCGCGCCAGCGGGAAGCACACCGTCGCGGCCACCGGGTGGCGGTCAAAGACGACCGTCATCTCGGGCGGGCCCTCGACCGCGGGCCCGAAGAGCGGGACCAGGCGCGTGTGCAGCAGCAGGTACGGCGTCGCGAAGGCGGCCTGGTGCTGCGCCGTGACGAGGGCCGCGTCCTCCTCGCTCAGGCTGCCGTTCTGCTTCCGGGTCTGCGCATCGTAAATACCGGCCACCGTGTCCGTGTCGAACAGAGTGCGCCAGTACGCCATCGGCTCGGGCACGTACAGCGCCCCGCCGAGCGCCATCACCCGGGCCGTGGTGCTCTTGCCGGTGCCGTAGGCGCCGTCGAGGTAGATCCGGAGGATGCGCATCCCGGCGCGCTTCCGGGCGGGGATCCGTTGCCACAACCGCTTCTACGAACGCCTGCGACGCGACCCGTCCGCGTACGGCGAGAGTCTCTTCGGGCTTCCCCGAGAGACGCTTAAGAAGGCGTCCTTGACCCTGGCCTTTGAAGTCAACCTCGGGGTGCGCCGCCCCGACTGCGTGTGCGTGGTGCGGCTGGGGGCGGGCCCGCACCTGTGCTTCCTCATCGAGCTCAAGACGTGCCGCTTCCCCCGGAACCTCAACACGCCCAGCAAGCGCGGGCAGCGGCACGAGGGGCTGTGCCAGCTGCGCGACTCGGCGCGCCTCCTCGCCGCCGCCGTGCCCCCGGGCGGCGAGGAGATCACGCTCGTGCCCCTGCTGGTGTTTGTGGCCCAGCGGAGCATGCGCGTGCTCGACGTGACGCGCCTGCCCTGCACCCAGACGCGCGGCAACGCGAGCGCGATGGCCGCGACCGTGCGCGGCCTCGCCGAGTACGTCGCCGGGCCGCGGCGGTGATCGCGATCGCGGCGCGCGCGGGGCCGGGCCGGGCGGCGGCGGGGAGCGGGGATGATAAGGCGGCGCGCGCCGCCGCGCGGCCCATGTCCCCCCGCGCCATGGACCGCGCGTGGTTCGCCTTCGAGGCCGCTGCGATCCCGGGCAGCGCGCGCCACTTCATCGCGCCCCCGTTCCCCGTGGGCTTCTGGGCCCGCCCGGGCTTCGGCGAGGGCCTCGACGCGCGCCTCGCGCTGGCGCACGCGAACGCGCGCCGCCGCGCGGCCGCCGCGGCGCTGGACAACGCCATGGCCGCGGGCGCGCGCCTCGAGGCCGAGGTGGACGAGCAGCTGCGGCCGCTGGAGCGGCAGGTGGAGCGCGTGGCCGAGGCGCTCGTGGTGCTCGAGGAGACGGCGCGCGCCGCCGAGGAGGCGGACGCGGCGCGCGCCGCCGAGGAGGCGCCCGAGGCGGTCGCGGCCGCGGACGAGGGCCGCGAGGTGCAGATCGCCAAGAACGACGTGGCGCTCGCCTACGACGCCAACCTCTCGCTGGACTTCCTGGCCATGGTGTACGCCGCGCGCGGCGCCGCCTCCGGCGTGCTCTTCGGCACGTGGTACGCCACGCTCCAGGCCACGCTCGTCGCGGAGCGCCCGCAGGTCTCGCGCGCCATCGACTCGCGCGACGGCCGCATGTCGCGCACCTTCATGGGCGTGACGACCACGGCGCTGCAGGCCTGCGGGCGCCTGTACGTGGGCAACCGGCACTACTCGGCGCTCGAGAGCGCCGCGCTGTGCCTGCACCTGGTGCACCGCGCGCGGCAGGGCCCCGCCGCCGCGGCGGCGGCGCCCGCGCCGCTGGGCATCGTGGACCTGCTGGAGCGGATCCCCGAGTACCTGGACGCGCTGAGCCAGGCGCTGGCCGAGGGCGGGCGCATCTCGTACCGCTACAACTACGCGCGCGTGCCGCGCGAGCAGCTCCACGGGCGCTACGCGCTGGAGGGCCACAGCGTGCTCGCCGCGCTGGCGCGCCTGCGCGTGGTCCCCGGCGCGAACGTCGGCGCCAACGAGGTCGACGACGGCGCGGGCTTCGTGGACGAGGTCAACCGCGCCGCGGCCGCCTTCCTGGGCCGCGGCCAGAACCTCTTCCTCGGCGAGGACGCGCCGCTGCTGCGCGCCACGGTGAACACCATCACGGGCCTGCTGCTGCTGCGGCGCCTGCTGCACAACGGCAACGTGTACGGGGACCGCCTGCGCAACAACTTCCAGCTCGGCGCGCTGGTGCCCAACGCGCCGCCGCCGCGCGGCGCCAGCGGGGACGCGCCCGCCTCGCGCAGCGGCGACGGCAACCTGCGCTTCCTGCTGGCCCACTACGTCGTCGTGGCCTACCGCGCGGACGAGCGCACGGAGCTCACGCAGCTCTTCCCCGGGCTGGCCGCGCTGGCGCTGGACGCGCACTCGATCCGCGCGCGCGTGCAGCGCCACCAGCTCAGCCTGGTGCGCCTGGTGGCGCTGGAGCTGCAGAACCGCCAGCGCGTGACGGCCCCCGTCAACGAGGTCATCGCGGCGCACGACGCCGTGGCCGTGCAGTACGAGGAGGGGCTGGGCCTGCTGCTGCAGCAGCCGCACCTGCGCAACGCGGCGGACAAGCGCCTCGGGCAGTTTGGCGTCTCCAGCGACTACGACCTCCTGTACTTTCTCTGCCTGGGCTATATCCCGCAGTTCGCCGCCGCCTGAGCCCGCAGTCTCCTCCGCGCGCGCGCCGCCGCCGTCGCCACCGCCGCCGCCATGGGGCCCGTGTACGTGTCCGGCTACCTGGCCCTGTACGATAGGGACGGCGGGGAGCTCGCGCTGACGCGCGAGGTCGTGGCCGCCGCGCTGCCCCCGGCGGGCCCGCTGCCCATCAACATCGACCACCGCCCGCGCTGCGACATCGGCGCCGTGCTGGCCGTGGTCGACGACGACCGCGGCCCCTTCTTCCTCGGCGTCGTCAACTGCCCGCAGCTGGGGGCCGTGCTCGCCCGCGCCGTGGGCCCGGACTTCTTCGGGGACATGCGGCTCTCGGACGAGGAGCGGCTGCTGTACCTGCTGAGCAACTACCTGCCCTCGGCGTCCCTGTCCTCGCGGCGCCTGGCGCCCGGCGAGGCCCCCGACGAGACGCTCTTTGCGCACGTGGCGCTCTGCGTGATCGGGCGGCGCGTGGGCACCATCGTGGTGTACGACGCCTCGCCCGAGGCCGCCGTGGCGCCGTTCCGGCAGCTCTCGGCGCGGGCGCGCTCCGAGCTGCTGGCGCGCGCCGCCGAGTCGCCGGACCGCGAGCGCGTGTGGCACATGAGCGAGGAGGCGCTCACGCGCGCGCTGCTGTCGACGGCCGTGAACAACATGCTGCTGCGCGACCGCTGGGAGCTGGTCGCGGCGCGCCGCCGCGAGGCCGGCGTGCGCGGACACACCTACCTGCAGGCGACGATGTGGGCGGGGCTTCTGCCTAAAAGCGGGGCCTCCCCGGCGCCCGGGCCCAGTGCGGCCATGGCAGCCCCGCCGAGCGCAGCGCCCGGCGACTACATCTTCGTGCCCGCGGCGCAGTACAACCAGCTGGTGGTGAACCAGCGCCCGGCGCCCAGCCTGGAGTCCCAGCTCGGCGCCATCGTCTCGGCCGCCATGGACCGCCGCCACCGCCGCTCGCCCTCGCCCGAGCCGCGGCCCCCCGCCCGGAAGCGCCGCTACGACGACTACGCGCAGGACAACGCGTACTACCCCGGGGAGGCGCCGCCCCCCGCGAGCGACCTCGCCGCCGTGGTCTCGTCGCTCCAGCGCGAGATCAGCCACCTGCGCGCCCAGCAGCTCCGCTACCCGACGCCGTACTACGCGCCCGCGACGCCGCCGCAGCTGCTGCCGCCCGGCCTGCCCCCCGGGGCCGTCGTGGGACACGCGCACCAGCACCCGCACCACGCCGCCGGGGCGCTGTACCCGCCGATGTACGCCCACCAGCCGGGGCTGCACGCGCCGCCCCCCTCGCCCGTGGCGCACGCCGTGCCGGCGCTCCCGGGCCTGCCGGGCCTCCAGGGTCTGGCGGCCCCCGTCGCGCACGTCCCCGCCCAGGTGGTCCCGCAGCAGCCGGTGGTGGTGCAGGCCCAGCCGGTGGCCGTGCCCGCCGCCGCCGCCGCCGCGGCCGCCCCCGCTCCGGCTCCAGCAGCGGCGGCCGCCGCGGCCGCCCCCGTTCAGGCCGCCGCCCCGGCCGCGCCCGCCTCGGCCCCCCAGCCGCCCGTCCAGGCCTCGGTCTCGGCCCCGGCAGACGTCTCCGCCGGCACCATCGACGCCAGCTCGGCCGCCGTGGCCTGCCAGCGCGGCGCCGACATCTTCGTCTCCCAGATGATGTCCCACCGATGAGGACGGCGTCGCTCGCCCGCCGCCCACACCCCCCACCCCGGCCAGGTCCCTGTTCCCCGACGACCAATAAAGAGATGGCCCGGTCGCGCCGGTACAACACGCCGTCGTCTCGTGTGGTTTATTGCGGGCCGGGCGTGTGTGTGGGGAGGGTGCGGGAGAGGAGAGTGGAGTGGGACGGGAGAGAGCGGGGCCCGGGGACGCGCGAGAGCTCACACACACACGCACAAACAAACAACCGGACGCGATGGCTCGGTTCAACGCGCGGTCGTTTATTGATTCGGGGCGGGCGGGGGCGTCACAGCGCGGACCGGCGGTAGTAGACGCACGTCGCCATGATGACCAGCACGATGGCTAGGATGGCGATGCCGGCGATGACGGTGATCATGCTGGTCACGACGGGCCAGCTCACGGACGTGGGGGAGGCGTCGTAGCGCTGCGTGTCCTCGAAGATGGGCAGCTGCGAGGGCATGCCCTCGAGGCGGCAGGTGTAGTCGACGGGCCCGTCGAGGTCCGACAGCGGGCGGGCGCTCCGCACGTTGAGCAGGCCGGGGTGCTCGGCGCAGGCGCCGAGGTGGTAGACGGTGTCGGCGGCGTGGTCGGACCAGGCGAGGCGCGCCTCCGGGGGCACGCAGAGGCCGTCGCAGACGGCGAAGCCCTCGACGAAGCGCACCGAGACCGCCGCCGGGTGGTAGACGTGGGGGCGCAGGGCCTCGGAGAAGCGCTGCGAGGCCACGCTGTCGCGGTACCACACGGCCTCGCAGCGCAGGCTCGGCGCGAGCGCGTCCGCGTCGTCCGCGGCCGCGAGGCCCGGGACGTCCGCGCGCGTCACGTTCACCACGGAGACGCGCGTGCGGCGCCCGAGCTCGTCGGCCACGGTGCTGTTGGTCACGAAGGCGGCGTCCACCGGGTGCTCGTCCGCGAACCAGCGCAGGCGCACGCTGCGCCGCGGGTAGTAGTCGCGGACGACGCACACCGCCCGGAAGGGCTCGCCGAAGAGGACGGGCGGCGCGCTCAGGCCGAACTCGGGCTGGTGGTACAGGACGAGCGAGACGTTGGCGCTGCGGACCTCGGTGCCGTTGGCGGACAGCACGCGCCACGTGTAGACGCCCTCGGTCTCGGCGTCCGCCGCGGCCACGCGCACGGACACCTCGCCCGAGACGTTGGCGACGGTCGCGCGCTCGCCCTCGACGACGACGGCGGAGGCGAGCGCGTCCGCGTGGGCGAGGGAGGCGTTGGCGGAGCTGAAGAGGAGCCGCTCCCGCGGGAGCTCCGGGCGCGGGGGCTCGTCAAAGTACTCGGGGTCGGCGTCGGGCGAGCGGAAGCGCCCGCGGCGGCAGAAGCGGACCTCGAAGGTCTCCCCGGCGCGCGGGACGACGGCGCACCCGAAGCTGACCGCGTCCCCCACCCTCGCCGAGAACAGCCGCTCGCGGCACACGATGCGCTTGCGCCCGTGCGAGGTGGCCTTGTCGCCGTGGACGCGCGTCCTGTTGCCGTTCCGCTGGGGCTTCCGGCGCGAGACCGAGGGCGGCGGGACCCGGGGCGTCGAGACGGCGGCGGGCGTGGAGGCCGCGGCCCCCGTCGTCCCCGAGACGGGCTCGGGCGTCGAGGGCGGCGAGGGCGAGAGCTCGCCCGCGCTGCTGTTGCCGCCCCCGCCCCCGTTGGGCGTCGTGCCGAGCGCCGTCGTGGACGACGGCGCCGCGGCGATGGCCGCCGTGTAGAGCGCCAGCAGCGCGAGCATCGCACGCGCGAGCGAGGCCATGGCGCGTGCGAATGGCCCCCCGTCCCCCCATCGCGGTTTTAAAAACGACACGGGCGTGGGCGTGAATCAGGAAACGGATTTAATGCTAGTGGCACACATGGCGACGGTCACGTACGCCTGCACGAGCAGGGCCCGCGTCACGTGCGCGGCGGCGAGCCGGTACGCGCGGGTGTGGCGCAGGCGGACGTGGTCCGCCTCGAGCAGCGCGAGGCCGGTGGAGGCCGCGAGGCTGATGGGCACGCCCATGGGCTCGCCGGCGGCCGTGAGGACGATGGCCGCGAGGATGAGGAGCGCGTGCGCGCCCTTGACGGCCACCGAGAGGTGGCGCGTGCTCGGGCGCACAAAGAGCGAGAGCGCCGCCGCGTCCAGGAACCCGGCGGCGCCGGCCGCGGCCGCGGTGGTGGGCGAGACGAGCTGGTTGCCGCGGCCCACCATCTGGGAGACCATCCACTGGAGGGAGGAGGCGGCCGAGAAGACGAGGGCGAAGAGCGCGATGCTGCCGGCGTAGACGTGGGTGGGCGGGACGGTCGCCTCGTAGACGCGCCGCTCGGGCTCGGCGGTGGGGTCGGCGTCCGCGTTCTCCACGCTGTAGCCGCGCCCCAGGTCCGCGGGCGCGGCCAGGAACCGGGCGCGGCTGGCGACGTAGGTGCACGTGCCGCGCAGGCTGCGGGCGACGTTGTTCGTGGCGCACGTGACGGCCAGCCCCAGGGCGATGCCGAGGCGCGCCTCGGTGCGCACGTTCACGAGGGCCCCCGCCGCGCCGCAGGCCGCGGCGACGCCCATGACGAGGCAGGCGGGGCGGTAGTGCGCGTCGGGCCCGCTGGCGACGCAGACGACGTTGTACATGTGCGAGATGAGCGCGCAGACGGCCCACAGCAGGACGCCGGCCGAGATCGCGTCGCGGCTGGCCAGCGCCCAGCCCGCGGCGAAGACGGCGGCGCCGACGAGCTGGAGGCCCATGCACGCGGGGATGAACCGGTCCACGAGGGGCATGGGCAGGCGCAGCATGGCCATGAGGCTGGCGACGCCGAGCAGCATCGTCGACGCCGCGGGCGGGACGGACAGCATGCAGGCGGCGAGGAGCGCGACGAGCACGCCCATCAGCGTGATGCAGCGGGTGGACTCGAGCGCGCAGCGCCAGCATGGCTCGCCGGGGCGGCAACCCCCTCCGTTCCCCCGGGAGATCATCGCGACGGCGAGTAAAGACGCGGAGGTGCGACCTCTCTTTTATACACCTGCTCACTTTATTAGAATAAATCTCCGTAGGCGTGGCCCCCTTCCCCCGAGGCGGTCCGCGGGCGCTTGGCGATGGGCGTGTACATGCGCGGGGCGGCGGGCCGCTTGTCCCCCGCGGCGGGGGAGGCGGCGGACGCGCCCGCCCCGCAGGCGGCGGCGACGGTGGCGGCGGCGCCCTCGGGGGCGGCGGGCACGGTGGCGGGGTCGGCGGGCGCGCAGAAGAAGAAGGTGGTCGCCCGCACCGGGCCGCAGGTGGTCACGCTGAACAGGGGCGCCTGCCGCGGCGTCGTGAAAAAGTTGAACGTGAGCTCGGCGTTCCCGGCCCGCAGCCGCTGCAGCAGCGTCAGCAGCCCGTGCGCCGCCTCGAGCGTCATGGCGAAGGGCTCCGTCGCGCCGACCGCGTCGACGCCCTGGCGCCGCCGGCTGGCGCGCTCCAGCACGGCGGTCCCGTCGTGGTCGCGCGCCGGGAAGGTCACGACCCCGGCGCTGGAGGAGACGGAGAAGTCGAGGCCGCGGGCGAGCGCGAAGGTCGTCCCGGCCGCGGCGCCCTTCGCCACGGCGGCGAGCTTGGCCACCTGGGGGCGCGAGAGCGTCAGGCTCACGTCGGGCGCCCGCGAGGGGAGCATGATGCAGTAGTCGTTGAACTCGTGCTTGTAGACGCAGGCGACGCTCGGGGAGCCGGGCCCCGCCGCGAGGAGGCCCGCGTCCGCAAAGTACGCGCGCCGCGTCAGCAGCCGCGCCGGGAAGGCGCCGTACACCTCGAAGGTGACGTTGAAGACGGTCCGCCGCCGGTCGACCTTGAGCGCGTCGAGCACGCCGCCGCTGCCGTCGACGTTGCCCAGGAACACGGCCTGGGGCCCGCTCCACACGAACGTGCTGAACTGGTCCGGGGCCAGGGTCACGTAGACCTGCTCGCCGCGCACGCTGGCGTGCACCAGCAGCCCGGCCTCGCTGAAGACGAGGAAGGCGTGCGCGAGGTGCGCGGCGAGCGGGGCGATGGCGGCGCGCGCGTGCTCCAGGTGCTCGTCGCTGAGCACCAGCATGCCGGTGCGCTGCAGGGGCTCGCCGTCCTCCAGCACGAAGGGCCCGTCGTGGATCACCTGCGCCGGGTGGTGCGCGTGGGTGGGGTGGCGGTCCAGGTCCTCGAGGCCGTCGTCGAACAGCGACATCGCGGCGGGCGAGCGGGCTCGGGCGGGCGGTGTGCGCCAGACCAATCACCGCCCGGCTTATATGCGCGGGTGGCCCCGCCCCGCCACCTGCGTATTTTAGACCGGCGCCTCGGTGTGCGAGCGGAGACATGGGGCTCTTTGGCCTTTTAAAGTACGCACATCGCCATCGTCTGGTCCGCTCGGAGGCCATCTCCACGCCGCCCGGGGTCCTCACGCCCATCGCCATCGACCTGTGGAACGTCATGTACACCCTCATGGAGAAGCACTACCAGGAGACGACCGAGGACAACGCGACCACGACCGCCCGCTGCCTGCTGCGCCTGCTGCGCATGCTGCACAAGCGCACCTACTTCCCCATCTTCGTCTCGGACCGCGGCATCTTCGGGAACGGCCGCGTCGCGCACGGCGCCAAGGCCATCATGGCCGCGGCGGCGCGCGCCGACGGCGACGGGGCCGCCGACGCGCCGCCGCGGCCGCGCTGGAGCACGATGCTGCACGCGCCGCGCATCGTCCACCGCCTCTGCGTCAACCTCATCCGCCACATGGGCTACGCCTACGTGGACGTGTCGGACATGGAGGCGGACGACGTCTGCGCCAACCTCTACCACACCAACACGGTCGCGCAGGTGCACACGACCGACACGGACATGATCCTCACCGGGTGCGACATGATCCTCGACATCGCGCCCATGTTCCCGCTGGTGCTGCGCTGCCGCGACGTCCTCGCGAGCCTGGGGGTGGACTACTCGGAGTTCCTGGCCGCGTTCGTGCGCTGCCACACGGACCTGCACCGGGCGCCGGACGTGGACTCGGTGCAGCAGGTGGCCGAGTCGCTGGAGGGCCGCGAGGTGGCGCCCGAGGACGTCAAGCTCAAGTACGCGTCCCGCTGCCCCGACATCATGCGCGACGCCGGCAAGGCGCTCGCGCTGCTGCCGGCGGCCGGGGACGCGCGCTCGCGCCGCGCCGAGCGCGAGTTCATCCAGCACGTGGTGGCCATGCTCACGCCGGCGCGGCACGGGCACCTGAGCGTGCTGCGGCGCGTCCCCATCGTGCAGGAGCCCTCGGACGTGAACAAGGTCTTTGGCTCGCTGCTGCGGCACGTGAAGAACGAGACGCGGGCGAAGGAGCTGGCGGGCCTGTTTTGGAAGCACATACCTCCGCCTCCGAACTACCAGGCCGTCCTCATGACGTACTGGGACGACTGTAACGCCCATAGGAGAAAATAAAAAACAACTTGAAAAAAATCCTCGGTTGTGCGGCCCGTGTGATGCTCGCCCTCTCCCCCACCTTCTCTCTCCGTCGTCGCCTCCCCCCGCCGGCCACTCCGTCCGCGGGCTCCGTCTCACCTCGCCGCCGCCCCTCTGCCGCCCCTCTGCCGCCCCTCTGCCGCCCCTCTGCCGTCCCACATCGGTCCTCCCCTCCGTCCCCCGTCCACCTCACCGCCTCCCACTCTGCGCCGGCCGCCGTCATCCTTCCCCAGTCCCAGTCCACCCCCGTCAGCCCCATCTCCCTTCCCCCGTCATCATCCCCGCACTCTCCCCACCCCACTCTCCCCACACTCTCCCCACACTCTCCCATCCCGCCTCCACTTCCCCATCCCACCCTCGCCCCAAGGATGACGGCCGGAGGCGCGCGCTAGTGTCTCAACGCTTTATTAGTGTTTTGTCGCAGAGAGAGGAGGAGGGGGGAGAGCGGGGGTCGCCGCCGCTGGGCGCTACAGGTCGTTCACGACGGTCCCCGTGTAGTTGGTGCTGCGCCGCTCGAAAAAGTTGGTGTGCTTCTCGGCGACCATCAGCGCCATGGGAAAGTCCGCCGCGGGGGCGGGCGCGCCAAAGAGCGGGCTCGCGCCGATGGCCTGCAGCAGCCGGTCCGCGCTGTAGCGCACGTACGAGATGATGGCCGGCAGGTCCAGCAGGAGGCTGTCGCGCGGGGCGCGCGCCCGCAGAAACTCGCACTCGATCTCCACCGCCTCGGCGAAGAGCTGGTGGATGCGGGCCTCGTCGGGGCGCGGGGCGTCCCCCAGGTAGTTGTTGTAGATGCAGCACGAGGCCGAGGTGTGGATGGCCTCGTCGCGGCTGATGAAGTCGTTGGACTGGCACGTCACCACAAACAGGTTGTGCGTGCGGAGGTACGAGATGGAGGCGAACGAGGAGGCGAAGAAGATGCCCTCGATGAGGATCATGAGCAGGTACTTTTCCGCGACGGAGGCGCACTCGGCGACGCGCGAGTCGAGCCACTCCACCTTGCGGCGGATGGCCTCGTCCCGCAGCGCCGCGCGCACGTAGCGCTCGCGCGCCGCGGCGTCGCCGCGGAACAGCATCAGCTGGATGGCGCTGTACACGCGCGAGTGCACCACCTCGATGCACTCCTGCTCGATGTAGTAGTGCAGGATGTCCTTCTGCGTGAAGAGCTCCGAGAGGCTGCCCAGGTTGACGTTGACGAGGTCGTCCGCGGCGGAGAGGAAGGCGAAGAGGAAGCGGTAGAACTCGAGCTCGGCCTCGCTGAGCGCGGCCACGTCCTTGGCGTCGTCGCCCAGCGGCAGGTCCGTCTCGAGCCAGCGGTTGGCCACGCTCAGCGAGCGGAGGTGGTCCATGTCGGGGCACTGGGACGTGTAAAAGTACTCCATGGCGCGCGCTCACAGGTGGCAGCTCGTGCAGACCAGGTCCCCGCCGGTGAACACCCCGTTGTTGGTGGCCTTCCTGATCTTGCAGTAGTACATGCCCGTCTTGAGGCCCAGGTTATATGCCCGCATGAGGAGGCCCATGACGCGGGAGGCGTGTAACTTCCCGTCGGCGGGCTCGGTCAGGAAGAGGGACATGGACTGGCTGTGGTCCACAAAGGGGGCGCGGTCCGCGCACATGTCGATGAGCAGCTCCTGGTCGTACTCGAAGGCCGTCTTGAACTTGGCCAGCGGGTGCCCGGCGGGCAGCTCCCCGAAGGCCGCGGCCACGGACCACTGCGCGCGCTCCAGCCGCGCCACGGCGTCCCGGCGCGCGCACTCGCGCGGAAACAGGCGCCGCAGCGTCTCCATGAGCGGCAGGTTGGGCCGCAGGAGCTCCCCCGAGATGGTGACCTTGCTGAACATGTTGGTGAAGGTGGGCGAGAAGCCCTCGCTGCTCTCGGTGACCTGCGACGAGGACACGGTGGGCATCAGCGCCACAAACTGCGCGTTGTACACGCCGTGCTCCGCGATGCGGACGCGCAGCGCGTCCCAGCGCATCGGCTCGCGGAGCGAGACGCGCTCGTAGGCGTCGAAGGGCATGACCCCGCGCGCGTAGCGGCTGTGCTCGAAGCCGTCGAAGGGGCGCAGGCCGCGCTCGCAGAGCTCCACGCTGGCGTCCATGACGCCGTAGAGCAGCTCCTCGGCGATGGCGGCGTTGAGGCGCCGCGCCGCCGGGTCGGCCATGTCCATGTCCAGCGCCAGCACGGTCGTGTGCAGGCCCTGCAGGCCGATGCCCAGCGAGCGGCTGCGCCGCACGCCCTCGACCGAGGCCTCCGTCGGGTAGTTCCCGATGCGCATCATGGCGTTGACGAAGACGGCGGCGACGCGCGCGGCCCGGCGCAGCGCGGCAAAGTCGAAGGCGCCGCCCGCCAGGCACGCGGGCAGGTTCACGCTGGCCAGGTTGCAGACGCCGTTCTCGCCGGGCGTGGCCCGCTGCACGATCTCCGTGCAGAGGTTGGACGTGGCGAGGGCGGCGCCGCGCGTGTCCGTGTGGAAGTGCCGGTTGCACGCGTCCTTCATCATGAGGAAGGGGCTGCCCGTCATGACGGCGCTGCGGACGATGAGGAAGGCCATGTCCTGGATGGGCAGGGACTCGACGCCGAGGCCGGCGCGCTCCAGGCGCTCGTACTCGCGCGCAAAGTCGGGCCCGTGCAGCGAGGTCAGGTGCGAGGCGCGGTCGTCAAAGAGCGTCCACTTGACGGCGCGCTCGCCGTCCAGGTGCCGCTGGTAGCGCTGGAAGAACAGGTCCGGCGTCCAGAGGCAGCTGAAGATGTTGTCGCAGCGGAGGCTCTCGTCGGCGGCGAGCATGCCGCGCATGTTCAGCACGGCGCGCACGTCCGCGTGCCACGGCTCGACGTACACGCACACGCCCGTGGGGCGCTCGCTGTCGCTGTTGATCGCCGCCGTCATCGAGTCCAGCGCCTTGAGCACGGCCATGATGCCGCGCGTGCAGTCGCCCGAGGGCGTGCGGTTGAAGCTCTGCAGCGAGAGCCCGACGCCGCCGCGGCGCAGCAGGATGGGGGCCACCTCGTCCGTGATGGCGCGCACCGCCTCCTCGGTGGTGCGCGGCAGGGGGTTCAGCAGGTAGCAGCTGGCGAGCGAGCCGCGCGCGCGGCCGGCGAAGAGCATGAGCGGGGTGGCGGGCACGATCGCCTGCGTGGCCAGCGCGCGAAAGTACGCGTCAAAGACCTCCGGCCACGCGTCCGAGCCGCAGAGCACGAGCGCCATGGCGCGCCGCGTCGCCGTGGCGGCGGCGGCGGCGAGGCGCACAAAGAACTGGTCCATGGCCTCGCAGCGCCCGTGCTCGAGGCGGGCCAGGTACATCTCCTCGTACTTGAGCGCCGACTGCAGGCCGCGCGCGTAGAGCGCCGGGTAGGCCTCCCGCCAGAACCAGCGGAGGGCCGCCTCCACGCGCGCGCGGTGCCGGCGCACGGCGCCCGCCACCGCGGGGATCAGCGCGAGCTCCGGCGAGGCGAGCCAGGCGTCCAGGTCCGCCTCGCGGCTGCGCACGCGCAGGTGCACCAGCTTGCCGCAGGCCACGTACACGCGCTCGTCCACCCGGGAGAAGGCCTTGAGCCCGTCCACGGCGCGGGTGACAAACAGCGCCACCTCGCGACGCGAGGCCCCGGGCGCGGGCGCGCCGACGTCGTGCCCGAGGGCGCGGAGCGCCTCGAGCTCGGCGGCCAGGGCCCGGGCGACGTCCTCGGGGCAGACGGCGTCGAGGAAGGAGTCCGCGCCGGGAGCGGCGGCGGCGGCGGCGGGCACGACGGGGGAGGCCATGACGGTGTGTGCTCGAAACGGGGAGTGCGCGGAGAGTCCCGAGCTCGGGGCGCGCGGGCTTTTAGCGGCGGAGGCCGCCAATGGGGGGAAAGGGGGGAAAACCGCGCCCGGCGGGCGGGGCGTGCGCGGGGGCGTGACGGGACGCGTCTGGGCGGGCGGGACGAGTCGGGACGGGCCGGGATCGCGGGCGGGAGAGACGATGGGGGTGAGTCACACACGACGCGGACGCGGCATGAAGGGTCAACGGGGGGACACACGCGCGCGCGTATCCCCCGCTTTTTATTAGTCTCGTCAGCAACATCAGACCCGTCTCACGCACACCTCCCCCCGTTTTTTTCAGAAGAAACACTCCTCCCACGCCCCCACGTCCCAGGTGAAGCGCTCCATGTGGGCCAGCGGCAGGTCCACCGAGCCGCAGCGCTCGGCCCGGCGCACGACGCGCTCGACGGTGCCGAGGCGCACGTAGGCGGCGTACATGCACGAGTTCCGGGTGGCGCGGCCGCGCATGTCGGGGGCCCACACGGGCAGCGCCTCGGCGGCGGGCGTGTTGAGCCGGCCCGTCGGGCAGCGCGCGCTGCGCGGGTCGTTGAACAGGTACGCGGGGAAGGCCGCGGCGGCGGCGGGCGCGGCGGGGGCGTCGGCCTCGTCCGTGCCGTGGATCGCGTTGTCGACGCGCGTGCCGGCCAGGAGGAAGCTGAGGGCGTCGCCGAGCTCGGGCAGGCGGCTCACCGCCACGTGGACGCGCAGCGCCTCGCGGCGGTGGCGCTGCGTGTAGACGAAGACCAGGTACACGAAGCGGAGCCCGTCGTCGCCGCCGAGGCGCAGCTCGCGGTCCACGTCCATCAGCGCGCACGCGGGCACGTGCACCTGCGAGCGGCGCGCGGCCATGTCGTTGGTGCGCGCCGCCTCCTGGTCGCCGCGCGCCACGCACGTGACGCTGGCCAGCCGGTCCTGCGTCACGTGGCCCAGGAGCCCTCCGAGGACGTGCAGCGCGCGGTGCGGGAACACGTGGCTCCGGATCATGGCGCGCAGCACGGCCGCGAAGCGCTCGAGGCGCGCGGCCGTGCGCCGGTCGCGGTAGTTGGTCGTCACGTGGGCGCGCAGCGCGTCGTCCCCGTTCTCGGCGGCCGCCACCAAAAAGTTGAGCGAGACGACGGAGGCGCGGATGCCGTCGCCGCCGAGGCCGCGCCCGCCCTCGTCGAGGGCCAGCCACGCCTCCTCCAGGTCGCGGTGGTTCTTGCCGGGCGGCGTGGCCGCGTAGGCGGCGCCGGCCAGGTCCGCGGGGTGCCGCAGCGCCAGCACCACCAGCCCGGGGCGCTCGGCCTGGGGCTCGCAAAAGTCCGCCAGCGTCACCTGGCGTATAAGGCGCGCGCGCGCCGAGCCCACGGTTAGTGTGCCCGGCGCGACCACCATCAGCAGCCCGTTGCCGATCTGCACGCTCATCGTCGCGCCGCGCGGGGTCGAGTGCGCGGCGGCGCCCGCGCGCGGACCCTCTTATAATGGAGGCGCTCGTGCGCGCGCTCGAGGAGGCCGACCATGCCGTCGCCACGGTGGTGCAGTCGCACATCCTGGAGTTCTTCATGGCCCCGGGCCGCGAGACGCCCGCGGGGGTGCGCGGGCTCTGGGCGCGCGCGCTGCGCCTGGCCTGCCGCGCCTACGCCGCGACCGGCACCTGCGAGGCGGCCGTGCTCGCCGAGAACCTGGCCGGCCTGGCGCTGTGGCGCCTGCGCCACGACTGGGACGAGGGCACGGCCCCGCTGCTGGAGCTCCTGGGGGTCGTCAACGCCGACGCCACCACGGCCGCGCTCACCGAGGCCGGGCTGCGCACCTCGGCCGAGTTCGGCCCCGACGCCATGTTCCGCCTCGTGAGCGAGTGGTGCGCCGCCTTCGACGAGGCCCTGGCGGGCGCGCGCTCCGCCGACGACGTCCTGGCCGCGCCCCGCGTCGTGCCCCCGGAGCAGACGGCGCGCGCGCTCGTGCAGCCCCGCTTCGCCACGCTCTACGACATGGACTTTGTGCAGGACGGCCTGCGCCACGTGGCGCGGCGCACCAACTGGGCGCTGCCGCTGGCGCTGGCGGCGCGCCAGATGCAGAACGAGGGCCTGAAGCCGCTGACGCGCGCGCTCTTTGCCCTCACGATCGCCGACGAGTTCTTCCACGACCGCCAGAACCCGACGCTGCGCGAGCAGTTCGCCGAGGCGGCGCGGGCCGTGGACGACGCGGCGCTGGTGCCCGTGGACGAGGTCAACGCCACGCCGCGCACGGCCGTCGAGGTGCGCGTGTCCGCGGCCCTCGCGCACGGGGACGCGTACGTGCGCGAGCTGCGCCCGGGCACCGTGGCGCGGCGCCTGCGCACGGACCAGGGCGTGCTGGCGCTGCTGGACCCCGGGGCGCAGGCCGTGCACGTGGCCGCCGCCGCGGACCTCGACCACGCGCAGGTGGACGCCACGGGCGTGTGGGAGGCGGTGCAGGCCAGCGCCTCGCCGCTGCAGGTCGTGGAGGCGCTCGTGACCGCGGGCTTCACGCGCCGCCACTGCGACCTCCTCGAGCGCGCCGTGCTGGACCGCGCGCCCCGCCTGACGGACGCGCAGCGCGCCGTCGGCTGCACGGCGGTCGTCGGCGGCGTCGTGCACCGCCTCCTCGACGACTACGGGCCCGGGCTGGACTACGTGCGCGCCTACACGGACGTCGCGGAGACGCTGGAGCCCCTCTACGGGGACGTGACGGCGGCGCTGGGGCTCCCCGAGAAGGGCGTGGAGCACGTGGTGCGCCACTGCATGGCGCCGCGCCCGCCCACGGAGCACGTGGGCGCCGCGCGCGCCGCGCTGATGCGCGAGGTGGCGGTGGCCGAGCGCCGCGCCGGGCTGGCGCACAGCGCGGCGCGCGAGGCCCTCGGCACGTGGCTCGGCTTCCGCGCGCAGAGCCGCTGGGGCCTGCGCGCCGACGGCGCCGGCGAGACGCCCATGGAGGCGCCGACGAGCGCGGCGCTCGTCGACCTCGCCGCCGCCGCGGACCTCGTGAACTACCCGTCCATGGTGCACCTCGAGGCCATGGCCGACCCGTCCTTCGCGCCCTTCTTCGTCGTGACGGCCGTGGCCGACGCCTACAACTGCCTCCTGACGGCCTCCTACGACCGCCGCGCGGAGCTGGCGCAGGTGCTGACGTGGGCGCGCGACTACGGCGCCGGCCTCATCCCCAACGTCAGCGGCTACCGCACCAAGCTCGCCGCGCTCGTGGCGGCGCTGGCGCGCGAGGACCTGACGGTGGCGCACGCGCGCAACGTCGAGGCGCTCGCGCACGAGCTGCACGGGGTCGTGCGCGCGGCCGCCGAGGTGCTCGAGGCGCCGGTGCCCGCGCCGCCCGCGCTGGCCACCAGCGCCTTCCTCGGGGACCTGATGGCGCGCGCCCTCCGGCGCCGCCTGGAGGACCTGGCCACCTACACGGGCGACCTGCTGGACTCGATGGCCACGGCCGCGGGCGCCGTGGCCGAGCGCGTGGTGGCGCTCGAGCGCCTCTTCACCTGCCGCTTCGTCTTCCGCGGGCGCACGGCCTCCGTCTTCGCGCCCGGCGAGGGCGGGCCCTGCCTGGGCACGTGGCGCCTGGCGGACGTCGTGGACGCCGTGGGCGCCTTCCACGCCGAGGTTAACACGCACCGCTCGGACATGCGCGCCGACGCGGGGGCGCTGCGCGGCGTGATGGCGCAGACGACGGAGGCGCTGCGCGAGTGCGAGGCGTTGGGCCTGCAGGCGCCCGTGTTCCGGACGCTGTGCGCCGACCACGCGCGCCTGAGCAAGCTGCAGACGAGCGCCGCCCTCACGGCCGGCCGCCTGCAGGCCGCCACCGTGCTGCGGCCCGTGGAGCGCTTCCTGGCGCGCTGGGACCTGGTCAGCGCCGCGCTGCGCCGCGCCGTCGACGAGCGCGGCGTGCTGGCGCTCGCCGCGACGCTCCGCGAGACCTGGACCGAGGCGCGCGAGGAGCAGGCGCCGCCCGCGGCCGCCTTCACGCCCGGGGAGCTGCGCGAGGCCGCGGACCGCGTCCTGGGCGACTACCACGAGGTGGCGACCGACGGCGACGCGGGCCCCGACGCCGTGCCGCTCTCGGCGAGCGTCAACGTGCGCGACTGGGCCGCCGTGAACCTGGAGGTGCTGCGCCGCGGCGCGCGCGCGCCCGACGACGCGGGCGCGGGCGTGCCCCTGCTCGCGCAAACGTGGGTGCCCGTGGATCGGCTCCTGGCCGAGGTCGACGCCGTGTCCAAATAAAAAGATTTTTCCCCCACGCGCGTGTGTTATTTCAGCCATGACGGCCGACGCGGTGGTCGTCGGCTATCGTAATCAGTATGACCCCGACCTGGGGCCCGGGTCGGGCGTCTCGTGCCTGCGCTCCTCCCTCTCCTTCCTGCGCCTGGTCTTCACGAACGGCGTGGAGGCCGCCCTGACGGCGGACGCCGTGGACGCGTGCCTGCGGGAGGGCCAGGCGTGGACGGGGCCCGACGGGGGCATGTGCGCCATCAGCGAGCTCCCGAACAAGATCGTCTACGAGGGCGCCGGCGGCGCCGCGCTGCACTGCGTCTTCTCGCGGGTGCACGGCGAGTGCAACTTCTTCACGCCGCCCGGCGAGGGCTTCCAGAGCACGCAGATCACGGCGCGCGCCTTCTTCGACGGCCTCTGGGCGCAGCGCGCCGAGTCCTTCACGCTGGTCGTGGTCGGCGCCGTGGGCCTGGGCCTCTACCGCCGCGGCGACGTCGTCTACGTCTTCGACCCGCACGGCCACGGGCAGATCACGCAGGCCTTCGTGGCGCGCCTGCGCCCGGCGGACGTGTACGCGCACGTCGCGGGCTACGCCGCCAGCGAGCTCCGCTGGGCCGGGGCCTTCGTGTTCTTCCTGCCCCACGACCAGTTCGCCGCCGTGCCCGCGCTCTACGGCGTGGGCGAGACGTACCTCGTGGACGAGCCGTACGTGGAGCGGGCGGTGCCCTCCGTGCACCCGATGGCCCTGCCCCCGGACCCGGCGGCCGCCGCGCCGCCGCCGCGCGGCCCCGGGGGCGCCCCCGCCGTCGCCGCCGTCGGGACCATCCCCGTCCTCGCCGTCGCCCCCGTCCCCGCCGCCCCCCTCTCGACGGCGGTGCCCCAGTCCCAGCCCCAGCCCTCGTCCCTCGCCGCGCCGCCGCGGGTCCAGAAGCGGCCGAGCATGCCCAAGCGGCGCCGGCCCCCGTGGCCGGCGAGCCAGGAGGACCTGAGCAGCACGCACACGGTCGGCGGGCGGCCGTCGCGCAAGTACCGCCCGCGCACCCGCGAGCCCATGGGCTTCCCCGTGCGGGAGCTGGAGCTGGTCCCGCTCGACCTGGGCCCGCTGCAGGCCCACGCCGACGAGCTCGAGGAGCACGTGGTCGCGTGCGCGGGCCGGAGCCTGTTCCCCGGGCGCGCCGGGCTGCTGGAGCGCTTCGCCGAGCTCCTCTTCGGGCACCTGCAGGACTTTCTGGTGGAGAACGGCGCCCGCACCCACGCGGAGGCGCCGTGCGCCGTCGCGGCGCTCTTCGAGCCCGTCCTGGCCGCGCTGCCGGAGCGCGGCCCGGCCGGGGACTTTGTGGCCGCCACGCACATGGTGCTGACGGAGGCGCGCGCGCTGCTGGACGCGGCCGGCGGCGAGGCGTCCGCGCCCGTGGCCAAGCTGGCGCTGGTGGCGGCGCGCGTCGCGCGGCCCGCGAACGAGGCCATGCACCGGGCGCTGGACGCGCTCGAGTCCGGGGGCTCCTACGCGCAGCTCTCGGCGTGCTTCATGGAGGCCGCGGCGCGGGACCCCGGCGGCGTCTACGACCAGACGGTGGTGTCGCGCGCGCGGGGCCTGTTTGCGCGCGCGCGGGCGCGCGAGTCCCGCGAGTCGCAGCGCGCGCTCGAGCGCGCGCGCGACGTGAGCGCGCTCGAGGCGGCGCTCGAGGCCGCGCACGCCAACTTTGACGCCGTGGACGCGGGGGCGCCGCCCGGCGCGGCCGAGCCGAACACGCGCGACGTCAAGGAGCGCGCGGCCAAGCTGCCGCGCAAGCTGGCGCTGATGGTCGGCGACGCCATCCGCGAGTACTTTCTGCGCGGCGCGCAGTACAGCGCCAAGGCCATGCTGATGGACCGCAACGGCGCGCAGCGCTTCCGCGTGGCCAACGCCGCGGTGGCGGGCCTGCGCCGCCTCGTCGACTCGCTGGCGGCCACCGAGGAGCGGCTGCGCGCGCTGGACGCGGCGCCCGCCGCCCACGACGGCGCGCTGCTGGCGCAGCTGCTGGAGGCGGGCGAGGACGTGAGCACGGACGAGCGCCTCGGGGCCTGGTTCGCGCTGCTGACCGAGGCGCAGGCGCACGGGCATCTGGAGCGGCGCGAGCTGGACACGCTCACGCGCGACGTGAACCAGATCAACGAGCGCGCGGCCAAGCGCGCCTCGGCCGACGCCGACCTGGCGCGCTTCGACGCCATGGACGCCGCCCTGGCGGCCGCCCCGGACGAGGAGACGCGCGTGCGCGCGATGGAGGACCTGCTGCGGCACATCCGCGGCATGAGCGGCCACGTGCTGAGCCAGGAGACGCGCGCGCGGCTCGCGCGGCGCGACGCCGAGCTGCGCACGCTGGTGCAGGCGGCGCAGCAGCGCGCCGCCGAGCAGAACGACCTCTACATGCGGCTGCGCGCGCTGCTCGGCGACTTTGCCACGCTGGGCCCGGCGGTGGACCTGCTCGCGCACATCACGGCCACGCCCGTGCCCGGCACGGTGGTCGCGGCGCTGTGGCGGCTGGTGGCGCGCTACCGCGAGCTGCTGACCTCCGACCCCGGCGCGCTGGTGGGCGCCGGGCAGCCGCTCGGCGCGCTGGTCAACGCGCTCGCGGACAACCCGCCGATCACGCGCTTCTTCCTCGCGCACGCCGACGCGGTGGCGGCGGCGCTGGCGGACGCGGACACGGCGGAGAAGGCGGCGCGCGCCGCGGGGGTGCTCCGCGCCGCCGTGGAGCACCCGGAGCTGGGCTTCCTGGAGCCGCTGGCGCGGCAGTGCGAGGAGCGCGCCGCGGCGCTGCGCGAGTCTGAGCGCGTGGCGGCGCTGCAGGCCGCGCTGTCGGCGGCCGTGGCGGCGGCCGTGGAGATGCTCGGGCGGCTGCGCGCGCAGCCCGACGAGGGGACGCTGGTCGAGGCGCGGCACCTGGCGCTGGAGGTGGCGCGCGCGGCCGCCGTGGAGGAGCCGCAGCTGCAGAAGATGGCGCTCGCGGCGCGCCAGCGCGTCGGCGAGCTGGAGGCGGCCGTGGCGGCCGTGGAGGCGCGCCGCGCGGCGGAGGTGGAGCGCGCGCAGCGCCAGCTCTGGGCGCGCGCCGCCGACGCGGCGCTGCGCCGCGCCGAGCAGCACGCCTTCGACGCGGCCGAGTTCGTGCGCCTGCGCGACGTGGCGGCGGACCGCGGCTACGACGCCGCGGAGCTGCGCCCCGCCGCCGAGCGCGCGCTCGCCGCGAACGCCGAGACCGTGACCACGGCGCTGGACGCCGTGTTCGCCTTCAACCCGCACCTGCCCGAGAACGCCGGCGCGGCGGCGGGCCCGCCGCTGCAGGCGCTGCAGCGCCTGACCTGGCTCGACGACTACGCCGTCGCGGCGCCCGTCATCGGCTCGCTCTTCGGCGCCGACACGGAGCCGCTCTCGCGGCTGGCGCGCATCGCCGGCGGCGTGCTGGCCCGCGCCGCCGCCGGCATGGGGCGCTTCAGCTACTACGACGCCGTGGGCTTCGTCGGGGCGGACATGGCGCACGTGCCGCGCCTGGCCAAGTACGTGGACTTTTACCGCCGCGGCTTCCCCGAGTACGAGGCCGAGCTGGCCGCCCTGGGCGCGCGCCGCGCGGACGTGCTGCAGGCCGGCGGCAGCCGCGGCGCCGAGATCTGCCGCGCGCTCGAGGAGGTGACGTACGTGCGCGCGACCGCCGACGCGGCGCGCGCGCTCGACGAGGGCGTGCACCTGCACGTGCCGAGCACCGAGCTGCTGCGCGGCGCCGTGACCTACCTGGAGCGCTTCGACTTTGCGCGCTTCGAGCGCACGGCGTACGCGGAGGCCATGCGCGCGCTCGTGCGCCGCGACCTGGCGGCGGCGCGCGACGGCCTCGCCGCGGCGGAGGCGGACCAGGCCGCGGCCACGGAGCGCGCCACGCGCCTGCTGCGCGAGGTGGTGGACGCGGCGGCGGCGCGCGACCGCGACGGCGCCCTCGAGCTGGCCAACCTCAAGAACCTGCTGCGGGTGACGCCGCCGCCGGCCTCGCTCAACATCGACCGGGCCGCCTCCGCGGAGGAGCTGGTGACGCAGGCGGCGCTGCTGCTCGGCGCCGTCGAGGAGGCGCCCGAGCTGGACGTGCAGGCCGTCGAGTGGCTGCACCAGGCGCGGCTCATCATCGACACGCACCCGCTGACGACGCGCGTCGACGGCCGCGGGCCCATGGACGAGTTCGCCGAGCGCATCGACGCGCTGCAGACGCTGCGCCAGGAGGCGGACACGCTGCGGCAGCGGCTGACGGCCGCCGAGGTCGCCTGGGACGAGGCCTGGGAGGACTTTGGGCGCGCGCGCGGCCGCGCCGGCGCCTCCGAGGACGAGGCGCGCCTGGCCGAGGCCCGCGCGCGCGCGCTGCAGACGGCGACCATGGAGGTGCTGGCGCTGCGCAGCGACGCCGTCTACCCGCGCCTGCCCGCCAAGTTCGTGGGGCGCATCGAGAGCAAGTACTCGGCGCGCGCCGGGGCCCTGGGCGACTTCTTCCGCGACGCCGGCGCCGTCGAGGAGGACATGCGCGAGCTCGACCGCATGGCGGCGCGCATCGGGCCCGAGCTGCAGCACGACGCCCTGCGCGCGCTGGCGGCCGCCTTCGACGCGCGCGCGGAGCGGCTGCCGCGCTGGGTCCCGCCCAAGTACGCCGCGCACCGCGAGCTGCTCACGCTGCGGCTGCAGTTCTACGCGGCCTACGGCGGCCCGGGGCCGACGCCGGCGCGGCCGCGCGCCTCGACGGCGCCGTGCGCGCGCCTGAAGCAGCGCGTGGCGGCGCGCCTGGGCGACCGCGACGTCATCTGCACGGTGCGCGAGGCGCGCAGCGCCGCGGACGCGGTGTTCCCCACGGTCTTCCTGGACGACAACAACGTGCCCGTGGAGTACCAGGTGTGCTACCGCGCGGTCGGCGACAAGCTGGCGGCCATGCTGTGCACCGACGAGGGCGCCGAGCTGCGCCCGCCGCTCACCGAGGGGCTCATGGAGACGGCGACCGTGGCGGGCATGCGCCTCATGAACGAGATCATCCACCTGCGGCTCAACTACGAGAAGGCCCGCGACACGGGCTTCGCCACCTTCGCGCGCTTCGTGCGCCACCGCCGCGCCGACTGGGACTCGGCGGCCAAGGCCGCCGCGGAGACGTACGCGGCCGTGCTGGCCACGACGCTCTCGCGCACCTTCGGGGCGCTGGACCGCGTCGTGCAGCCGCCGCTGGAGCCGGCGGTGCGGCTCGCCCTCCCCGACCTGATGGTGGCCGCGGTGGCCGGCGAGCCGGCGCACCTGTTCAACTTTACGCGCGTGGACCTGGCCGGGCAGCACGAGTACATGGCCAAGACGCTGGACGCGGTGCTGGACCGCGCGCTGGACGCGGTGGACACGCTGGACGCGGGCGCGCGCCCGCCGCGGCGCCCGCTGCGCGACGGGCAGGCGCTGTTCACGCTGCGCGCCGCCGACTGGACCGAGGGCCGCTTCTCGGAGACGGACCTGTGGGCGCCCTGGGCGCACACGGAGACGGGCCAGCGGCTGGCGCGCGCCGTGCCGGGCGCGCTGGCCACCTTCACCGTGCTGGCGCGCATGTGCATCCCCCCGCGGCTGCTCTCGGCGCTGTGGTCCGCCCTGCAGCCGGAGGCGAACGCCGCGTACGACGCCGCGGTCACGGAGCGCCTGGACGCCGCGGCGCACGTGCGCGAGGCCGCGGCGCTCGGCGCGCCGGCGCCCGGCGACCTGTACGCGCCCGTGGGCACGGGCATGACGTTCACCGTCACGGGCTCGCCGCCGAGCAGCGCGACGCGCGTGAGCGCCATGGACCTGGCCGCGGCGGCGGTGCTCGTCGGGGCCCCGCTGGTGATCGCCATGGAGAACCTGGACGTGTACTCGCCCGGCTCGGGCCTGACCCTGGCCGTGACGCTGTGCGACCTGCGCGACCCCGCGCTGCACCGCGGCGTGTCCACGGACCTCAGCTCCTGGGGCGAGCGCCTGCTGGCGCTCGACGACAACCCCATCGAGAACGCGTGCCTGACGCCGCAGCTGGAGCGGCTCTCGGCGCTGATCGCGGCGCGGCCCCTGGCCGGCACGCCGGCCTGCCTCGTGCTGGTGGACTCGCAGCTGGCGGTGTCGCGCGTGCTCTGGGCGCCGCCCGAGCCGCCGCGGCGCGTGGGCTTCACGCTCGAGGACGACCCGCTGCTGCGGGAGATCCCCTTCCTGGAGACGACGGAGGACCAGCTGCCGGGGATGGACCCCCGGGACCCGCTGTTCACCTCCATCATCATGGGCGACGCCCGCGTGGACCCGGCCACCGCGGAGGAGCTGTACGGCCGGCCGAGCTTCCGCAACCTGGGCGACCCGTTCCCGTACGCCGTGTCGGCGACGCCCACCCGGCCCGCGACCCCGATCCCCGGGCTGCCGCCCGAGCTGGCCGAGGAGGACGACGGGTTCGTCCCGGACGACGACTTTGACGCCAACCCGTGGCTGGACCTGCTCGGCGACGACCTGGTGGCCAGCGCGCTGCCGCTGCCCCCGTCGCCGCCGTTCGACCCGCCCGCGCTCCCGCCGCTGGCCCCCCCGGCGCCGCCGCCACCGGCTCCCCCCGCGGAGGCGGCCCCCGCCGCCAAGCCGGCGCCGCCGCCCGCCGCGCCCGCGGAGACGACCCCGCTCGTCAAGCTGGCCCCGCCGGCGCCGCCGCCCGCCGCGCCCGTGGAGGCGACCCCGCTCACCAGGGCGCCGCCGCCGCCGCAGCCGCAGCAGCCGCCGCCGCAGCGGCAGCAGGAGCCCCCCGCCGCCCCCAAGGCGCCATCGCAACCGCCGCCGCCGCAGCAGCAACAACAGCAGCAGCAGCAGCGGCAGGAGCCCCCCGCCGCCACCGCCTCCAAGAAGGCCGCCAAGGCCGCCGCGGCCCCCAAGCAGCGGCCCCAGGAGCCCACCCCCAAGCCGCACTCGTCGCCGCGAAAGATCCAGCCCTCGCTGAAGGCGCGCGTCGAGCCCCCGCCGCCGATCATCAACCCGCCTTACCCCGCGGCGCCCCCGAAGCCCGAGAAGGCCCCCCAGACCCAGCCCGCCGCGCCGGCGGAGCAGACCCCCCAGGCCCCGGCTCCCCCGGCCCAGGCGCCCCCGCCGCAGCCCGCCGCGACGGCGAAGCCGACCCCCCAACCCCAGCCCCAGACTCAGGCTCCCCCGTCGGCCCCGGCTCCCCCGACCCAGGCCCCACCGTCGCAGCCCGCCGCGGCCAAGGCCCCCATCCCCCAGACCCAGCCCCAGCCCCGGCCCCAACCTCCGTCACAGGGTCCCCCGCCACAGCCCGCCGCGACCACCACCGTCGCCGCCGCCGCCGCTCAGCCCCCATCGTCCCAGCCGGCCGCCAAGCCCCGGGGCGCCCCGCCCGCGCCCCCGGCACCCCCCGCCCCGCCCGCTCCCCCACAGCCGCCGCCCCCATCTGCCCCGACGACGACCCCCGGGCCCGCCGCCCCGCCCGCCCCGCCACCCCCATCTGCCCCGACGGCGACCTTCCGGCCCCCCGCGCCCGGGCCCGCCCCATCGGCCCAGAAACCCGACGGTGACCGCATCGTAGCGCCGAGGGCCGATGCCCCGCCGGACGTCCGAGACACCAAATTTGGTGAGAGGGTGGCGGGGACCGCCTCCCCGGGCCGCCCCCTCGATGACGAACGCTATAAAGCGGGGTGCGCAGACAAGTGCGAACACACGGTCGGACCAGACCAGCGTCGGACCCGCTCTCCTCCCGGGACATCGGACTCGGAGCTCTCGTCCGCGTCCTCCTCCACCGCCTCGACTCCGTCCCGAGAAGCCGCCTCGTCCTCCTCTTCTTCCCCGGCCGGAACACCGAGCGATGGCTCCCGCGGAGGTTCCCCCCCAGCAGCCGGAGCAGCGGCCCGAGCACCTCCTGGAGCCCCCGGGAGTGGTGGCCAGCGCCGAGGAGACGGTGGCCCGGCTTCGGATGCGAGCCGTGGAGATCAACCTGCGGGACATCTCCCCGCGGCCCCAGTGGCGCAGCCCCTTCCCTCCGCTGTTCTACGCACCAAGGCGCGAACGTCGGTGGGTATTAGAGACCACAGTCGCCGAAAATCCATGGCTCTTGTTCCGCGAAGGCCCGTATCAGCCTCGCGCCAGACCGGGAGTCTTCCGCCCGCGGCTCAACCCGAGGGCCGTCCTCCCGGGGGAGCTGAACCGCGCCCGCCTCAAGCCCAAGCCCAAGCGCCGGCGACTGCTCCAGCGGGCCCACCGGCGGCGGCAGCAGCAACAGCAGCAGCAGCCGTCCCCGCCCTCGGAGTCGGGCTCGGAGATGTGGTCCCAGCCCCCGGAGGACCAGTGAGGCGAGCCGCCGCCGTCGCGCGCCCGCCGGCCGGGCACCTCCGTCTCCACATCCCGCCGCCGCAGTCTGTGCCGCTGGAGGGCGTCGCGGTGCCGCTGCCGGCCTCGCCGGAGACTCCGGCCCCGGCGCAGACCCAGCCGCCGCGGTCTCCGCTGGCGGCCCCGACGTCGCTGGCCGCCGCCCCCGAGAGCGCGCGGCCCCCCGCCGCCGTCTCAGCTCCAACAACAACAGCAACAACAGCACCGGCCTCTACCACCACCGCCACCGCCACCACCACCTCCTCCTCCACCGCCGCCACCACCATCTCCTCCTCGGCCTCCTCCGCCGCCGCTCCACCACCACCCCAGCCGCCGCCGCCGCCACCACCACCACCATCTTCGCGGCCGGCCCCGGCGCCGCCGAGGGCCGAGCCCGCCCGGGCCCCGGCGCAGACGAGACCGGCGCCGGCGGAGCCCGAGAAGCCCGCGGAGCCCCCGAGGCTCCTGTTCACACCTCCGCCGCTGCCGCCGCAGCCGTCTCAGCAGCGCCCCCCGGAGGCGCCGTGGTCGTGGCCCGAGCCGAGGGACCCCGCCGGCCCACCCGCGCTCTTCACCCCGCCGCCCTCGGACCAGCCGTTCCCGTTCCCGTTCCCCGGAGGAGAGGCGCCGCCGCTGCCGCCATCACCGCTGCCGCCGCCCCCTCAGCCGCTATGGGCGAGCGAGGGAGAAGAGGCCGAGGCCCCGGCGACCCCGCCGCGCTCGCCGCTGGAGCGACTGCCCTGGCCGCCGCTGTCTGAGGCGCCCACCACCGTCCCCGAGCTCCCGCCGGAGGTTGCGCCGCCGGCCCCGCGCTCCCCGCTGGCGGACCGCCACCAGCCCCCGCCGTGGTTCGACGACCTGGCCGCGCTCGTCCCTCCCGCCCACCCTCCTCCGCCGCCGCGGCAGCAGCAGAGACCCCCACCGCCGGACTCTCCCCTGGGCGGCCTCGGCCGCGTCTGGCCCACCCGGGCGGACCTGACCCGCGAGCCCGCCGAGGAGGCGCCCGAGCCGGGCCCCTGGGGCGCGGAGTTCGAGGACGATGAGGACGACGAGGACGAGGACGTCTCTCTGGCCCAGGAGCTGCTCCCCCCGCGCGTGGTGGAGTCGGACACTCTCATCAACAGGCGGTACATGCGCGCCACCGGACTTGGGGCCCTGGCCCTGCTCATCGCCGCGTGCCGCCTGATCGCGCGCCGCCTGCGGGAGACGCGGGCGAACCTCAAGGGCAGCGCCCGCCGGTTCAACGTGGACCTATTTCAGGTCCGCCTGATTCTTGGTTAATAAATTGTTTATTACCCAACCTGTTTGTCTCTGCGGTGGTGTGTTCGGGGGACTCGGGGACTCGGGGGACTCGGGGGACTCGGGGGACTCGGGGGACTCGGGGGACTCGGGGGACTCGGGGGACTCGGGGGACTCGGGGGACTCGGGGGACTCGGGGACTCGGGGGACTCGGGGGACTCGGGGGACTCGGGGGACTCGGGGGACTCGGGGGACTCGGGGGACTCGGGGGACTCGGGGGACTCGGGGGACTCGGACCCGAGACCCCAAAACTTGGGGGTTGTGGGACCCAAAGACTTGGTGGTGGTGGGCATTTGGGGAACTCGGTGGGGAACTCGGTGGGGAACTCGGTGGGGAACTCGGTGGGGAACTCGGTGGGGGACCCAAAGACCCGGCGGGGAGATCGGGGGATCTCGGGGGAAACCCCACCCAGACAACACACGAGAGACGAGAGGACGGTGCAACGCGGCTCGCTTTATTGATCGCGCGGGGCTAGGGCGAGGGGCGAGGGCAGAAGGTCCGCTTCAGGCCGACCGTGGGCCTGGCCCAGCTGCTGTAGTCGCTGGTGGCGAACATGGGCTGGCGCTCCACGAGGTGCTTGTCGTGCGCGTGCCGCAGGTTCACGAGGGCCAGGGAGGTGCCGATAAACAGGGTCCGGCGGGCGTCCTCCACGATCGCGTGCGCCTCGGCCGCATCCATATGCAGCCCCGTCGCGCGGTTGAGCCGGAGCAGAATGTCCACGGGCAGGGCGCCCTCGAGCGTCTGCGCGGTGATCGTCCGGGGATTGTTCGGGTCGAAGGACATGATGGCTCGGCGGGGAGCGCGCGTCTGTGCGCGCCCCCGCGCGCGCGGCCGCCTTTAACGCATGTTCAGGATGATGACTATCGCGAGAGCGCCGGTGACGCACGCCACGGCGTAGCCGGCGAGGCGCCGCAGCCCCAGGAGGGCGTGCAGCAGCGAGGCCGGGAACCGCGTGGGCGGAGGGTACGCGGCCTGGCCCACGAGGGCGGCGGCCGCGTGTCCGGGCACGGGCGAGAGGACGGGTGGGCGGATGGGCGCGCGGGGCGAGGGGCCCTCGCCCGAGCAGCCGTCGTCGCCACCGCCGGGGCGGGAGACCGAGCGCTGCCGCAGCTCGGCGCGGTCCAGGAGGCGCTGCATCTGCGAGGCGTCGTCGGGGCCCATGAAGCGGAACGAGAGCTGCACGCGCGGCATGCGCACGAAGCAGCTCACCGACATCATGGCGCGCAGCGGCCGCATGTCCACGCCCCCGGCGCGCTTGATGTCGTCGAGCGCCGAGAGGCTCATGCCGGTGCTGTGCGTCGAGGCCAAGATCACGTTGTTGTGCTCGGCCGTGATCGCGGCCAGGGGGGCGTCGGCGGGCCGGAAGAAGAAGCCCTGGAAGAGCACCGACACGCCCGTGTTCTGCACGCGCACGTAGGGGTCGCAGGGGACGTGGGCCCAGCTGCGCATGAGGCGCAGCACGTACTCCAGCGGGAAGGTGTCGTTGGAGCCGTCCTGCCCGTGGACCTGGAAGACGCACCGCGTCGGGGGCCGCTCGGGGTCGCAGGCCGTCTCGCCGTCGCTGCAGCGCAGGTTCCCCCCGGAGAGGATGAGCTTCAGGCGCTGGATCAGGGTGCCGCTCATGGTCGTCGTCGTTGTCGTCGCCGTGGGCCGGGAGGGCGAGGGAGAGCGGCGCGGCTAAGACGTCGACGTCGACGCGGCGACGGCGGCGGTCTTCCCGGCGGGCGGGCGGGCTGCGGTGGCAGTGGCGGTGGTGGTGGGGCTGGTGGAGCTCCCGGGGCCGGGCGGCGGACTTTATAGGGCGCCCAGCTCCACCCCGTCGCGCAGGACCTGGTGCAGGTCCAGAAACTTGTTGACGGCCGCGGCGAAGCGATCGCGCCGCGCCCGCAGCGCCTCCCCGTGGGCACAGTCGCGCTCGCTCGTCGCCGCCGCCAGGCGCTGCGTGTGGGCCAGGTAATTTAGCTTGGCGTCCGTCGTGGGGAGGATCACTTCCAGCTCGCGCGGCATCACGTCCTCGAACCAGACGCGCACCCGCGCGGGCAGGTAGTTGGCCTCGAGAAAGTCCACGTCGAAGTCGCGCAGCGCGGCCTCCGGGATCGCCGCGCGCAGATCGACCGCGCCGCCGCCGCTGCCGCCGCCGTCGCACGCCATGGGCTGGAGCGAGGACGCCTTCGAGGCGCCGTACACGGCCTTCGACCCCGCGCTGCTGACCAAGAACGACGCCCTCTTCCGCGAGCTGATCTTCGCCGCCCACGTGATGCTGGACGAGGAGGACTCGCCCGCGGGCTTCGTGGAGGCCGCCGCGGCGCCGCTGGCGCTGGACGAGCCCTGCCGCGTGTGTCGCACGATCGACGTGTACCGCCGCGAGCGCTCGCTGGCCCCGCCCTGGCTGGCGGACTACGCGGCGCTGTGCGCCAAGGCCCTGGCCTGCCCCCCGTGCGCCACGGCCGTCTTCGTGGCCGCCTTCGAGTTCGTGTACGTGATGGACAAGCACTTTCGCGGGCGCGCGTCGCTGCAGCGCGCCTTCGCCACGCGCGTGCTCACGCTCGTGGACGTGCAGCGGCACTTTTTCCTGCACGGCTGCTTCCGCACCGTCGGCGACAAGATCCGCTTCTCGAACCAGTCCTTTCTGGTCCAGGCCGCGACGCGCGCGATGTTTTTCACCGTGGCGGACGCGCGCGCGCCGCCGAGCCTGGGGGGCTGGAAGGACCACACGGGCGACGAGGCGTGCGCCGGGTGCTGCGCGGCGGCGGAGCGCGAGGACGACGCGTACGAGCGCGCCGCCGTCGCCGCCGCCGGGGGCGGGGGCGGGGCCGAGGACGCGGACGCCGGCGGGCCCGGCTACGCCGACCTCGCCATGCTGCTGCTGGGCAACGTGGCCACGGGGGAGCCCAACGCGCAGACGGACGCCGCCGAGGAGCGCCGGCACCGCGCCGTGGACGAGTACTGGGCGGAGCACGAGGGCTTCCTGGCCCGCAACACCGCCGCGGCGTACGCGCGCTACCGCGCGGTGGACGCCACGCTGGGGCCCGTGCTGGCGCTGGCGCTGAAGCACGTGCGCGGCCGCAACCGCACGCACGGCGAGTGCCTGCTCTGCAACATGCTGCTCACGCGCGCGCACTGGCTGGCGCTGCGCCGCTTCCGGCGCCGCGTGCTCAGCTACTCGGAGAACAACGCGGGCCTCTTTGACTGCATCGAGCCCGTGCTCGAGGGCTTCGCGGCGGACGCGCGCTTCCTGGCGCTGATGCGCGCCGCGGGCCCGCGCGCCGTCTACAAGCACCTCTTCTGCGACCCCCTGTGCGCCGTGGCCGAGCGCCAGGCGGACCCGCGCGTGCTCTTTGAGCGCGGCGACGCGTTGCGCAAGGCGCAGATCGCCGCCGAGAACCGCTTCGAGGGGCGCGTGTGCGGGGAGCTGTGGACCCTGGCGTACGTATTTAAAGCGTACCAGCTGTTCCCGCCGAAGCCCACTGCCCGCGCCGCCTTCCTGCGCGACGCACACGCCCTGCTGCGGCGCCACGGCCTCGCGCTCGTCTCCCTCGAGCACACGCTCGGCAGCTATGTTTGAGCGGCGGCGACTCCTGCGGCGCAAGTCGGCGGCCGCGCGGCGCAAGACGCTGGCGCGCGCGGTCCGCGATCGCTACTCGCCCTACTTTGCCTACGCGGCCGCGCAGCCCTCGGACGAGGTGGCCACCGTGCGCGGCCTCTCGAACCCGCTCATCAAGACGGCCCCCGTGACGCTGCCCTTCGACCTCGGCCAGGCGGTGGCCGACAACTGCCTGTCGCTCTCGGGCATGGGCTACTACCTGGGCCTCGGCGGCTGCTGCCCGACGTGCGCCGCCGCCGAGCCGCGGCTCGGGCGCAGCGACCGCGCGGCGCTCGTGCTGGCCTACGTGCAGCAGCTCAACAGCATCTACGAGTACCGCGTGTTCCTGGCCTCGGTGGCCGCGCGGGACCCCTCGGAGCGCGCGCTCGAGGAGGTGCTCGCGCACCCGGAGCTCTTTTTCGCCTACTACGTGCTGCGCGACGGGGGCCTGCGCGACGTGCGCGTGCTCTTCTTCGAGGACCCGGACGCGCAGGGCGCGCTCATGATGTACGTGGTGTTCCCCGAGAAGTCGGTGCACGTGCACCACCGCGTGCTGGACCGCCTGCTCGGGGCCTGCGCCGGCCACCGCATCGTCGCGCACGTGTGGCAGACCATGTTCGTGTTGGTGGTGCGAAAGAAGGGAGACGGGAGACCCGCGGACGACGTGCCCGCCGTCAGCGCGAGCGACATTTATTGCAAGATGCGGGACATCAGCTTCGACGGGGAGCTGCTGTTGGAGTACAAAAGATTGTACGCAGCGTTTGAAGACTTTCGCCCCCCTCGCCCGTGAGCGGCGCGAAGGCCTCGTGCTCGAAGGGCGCGTCCCCCGGGGCGGTTTCCGGAATAAAGCGCTTGAGCAACCTCTCCGTGATCTTGGTGTCATTTCCAAAGAGGGCCTTGAAGGTGACGCTGAGCGTGCTCAGCAGGTGGGAGAAGTAGTACTCGGTGTTGAGGGGCACGCCGTGCGCGACCACGTAGGCGGGGTCCTCGGCCAGGTCGCTGACGAGCAGCTTCCCCGGGGCGAGGCCCGGGCGCACGGCCCGCGCGTCGCGCTCGGCCTCGGGGGTGGGCGCGATGATGACGTAGGACACGCGCTCCTTGACGCTCGGCACCTCCCCGTGGCGCATGGCCAGCTTGTGGTAGACGGTGAGGTGCGGCAGGCGCGTGTTGCTGTACGCGTCCGGGGGGCGGCTGAGCTCGGCCGTCATGACGAAGTCGGCCACGTCCAGGCCGGCGCCGCCGGCGACGCGCGCGTGCGCCTCGGCCAGCACGCGCCCGAAGGCGGCGAAGCCGCGCGGCAGGGGGCGCTCCAGCCAGCGCGCCGCGGGCGCGCGCGCGATCGCGGCCGCGGCCGCCGAGACGGCCTCGTCGCCAAAGAGCAGGTCCACCAGGCGGCGCGCGTACGCGTTGATGAAGGCGCAGTTGTTCTTGCGCACCAGGTCGACGCCCTTCATGAGCATCTTGCCGCCGTTGATGACGCCGATGTACTTCTTCTTCGTGATGAGCAGCAGGCGCCGGAAGGTCTTCTCGCACTCGAGCTTGATGGGGGGGCGGAAGAGGTCGCGCGTGATGCGCGCGGCCATGAGCTCCCCGAGCTCGCACACGTCGTCGTACGCGATGCCCGAGAAGCGGATGAAGACCGAGTCCGTGTCCCCGTAGACCACGCGCACGGCGTACTCGCCCGCGGGCGGGCGCGCGGGCAGGTCGCGCTCGAGCAGCTCGCGCGTGGCCCAGCGCGTCTGCACGTAGTCGCGCGTGGCCACCAGCATGTCGCGGCCGATGGTCGTCACGGTGGCCGCCACGGGGAGGCAGGGGAGCAGCCCGTTGGCCACGCCCGTGAACCCGTACACCGAGTTGCACACCACCTTGATGGCCGCCTGCTGCTTGTCCAGCAGCACGGCCTCCTCGGGCGCGCTCGTCGGGATGCGCGCGCGGATGGCCTTGCGCATGGCCAACCAGTCGCGCAGCAGGATCGAGAGCAGGCTCTCGCGCACCCCCGCGTGCACAAAGTAGAGCCGCTCCCCGTTGACCTCGAAGGCGCTGAACTCGTCCTCGCGCAGGCCCGCCGGGCGCGCGAGCGCGAGCGTCGTGAAGCACAGGTTGTGCGCCTGGATGATGCTCGGGTACAGGCTGGCAAAGTCCAGCACGAGCACCGGGTCCACGTGGAAGCCCGAGTCGGGCTCGAGCACCTTGGCGCCCTGGTAGCCGCCGCCGTCGTCCTCGTCCGCGATGTCGCGGCGCTTGTCGGGCAGCACGAAGCCGCGCGAGCCCGCGAGCTTCAGCAGGCACGTGAACACGCGGATCTGCTGGCCGTCGTAGATGGCGCGCGCGAGCGTGATGTTGGCGAGCCGCGCCACGGCCGAGAGCTCGAGGTGCGGCAGGAACTTGAAGAAGAGCTTGCCCACGAGCGCCGAGTCCTGCACGCAGTAGCGCCCGATGACGCCGCGCTCGCGCGGGCCCGCGGCGTAGTACCGCGGGATGTCCTTGTAGTCCAGGTCCAGCTTGCGCTCGCCGAGCGCCTCCTCGGCCACGGCGTTGAGCTTGTAGCTCGGCAGCTTCAGCTTGTCGGCGGCGACGGCGTACATGTCCAGGGAGACGAGGCCGTTGATCTTGACCTTGCTGCGCTTCTGGAAGCTGTTCTGGCCCGCGTCGTAGACGCGGAACTGGCCGCCGCGGTTGAAGCGCCCGTAGCCGTCGAGGGCCAGCCCGTAGACGGCCGTGAGCTTGGTGTGCACGAAGGCCCAGTCAAAGTTGATGATGTTGTACCCCGTGGCGAACTCGGGCGCGTACTGCTTCAGGAAGGTCACGAAGGCGAGCAGCAGCTCGAACTCGCTGTCGAACTCGAGGACCGTCACCGCGGGGTCGTCCGAGTCGCACGAGCCCAGCGAGAAGAGCAGCGTGTGCTCCAGCCGCTGGGTGGCGAGCGAGTACAGCAGGCACGAGATCTGGATCACCAGGTCCTCGGGGTTCTCGGCGGCGGGGAAGGCCGCGTCGTCGCCGGCCTTGCACTCGATGTCGAAGCACAGGAGCTTGTAGTCGGGCCACGGGCCGTCCTCGTCGCGGGCCAGGTTGAGGGGCGTGCAGTTGACCTCCACGTCGCTGGACGTGAGGCGCTGGTGCCGCAGCACCACGCGCTCCCCCGCGGGGCCGGGCCGCAGGCGGTACCAGCCGAAGCTGGGCAGGTCGTGGTCGAGCAGCAGGCGCGTGGTCGCGTCCACGCCGGCCTCGTGCGTCACCAGGCCGGCGCAGACCGTCTCGCGGAGGTGCGCGACCAGGCGCCCGCTGTTGCTCGAGACGCGGTAGAAGGGCCGCCGGGGGGCGTCGTAGTAGTAGACGGGCGCGGCGTCGACGACGCGCGCGTCCACGTCGGCGGGCCCGAGGCGCGGGCCGCGCGCCGCCGCCGCCGAGAGCGCGCGCGCGAGCTGCTCGGCGCTCGTCACGCCGAGGGCGGCGTCGGCCTCGGCCTTGCCCAGGAAGAAGTAGTGGCGCACGCCGTACACGTGCACGGCCACGCGCTTGCCGCAGGCGCTGAGCCCCAGCAGCGTGACCACCGTGCCGTTGGGGAAGCGCGGGTCCGCGCTGGCGTACTCGGTGCTCTCGACGATGTCGTACACGTGGAAGCGCTCGAAGCGCGGGCTCACGGGCCGCTCGGGGGCCCCGTCCCACGCGGCGACGCGCCGCGGCCAGAAGGGCTCCCCGCGGAGGATGGGCCGCGTGGCGCCGCCGCAGTAGACCGTGGGCTCGCGCGCGAGCGTGCCCACGTGCACGCCGCGCTGGTCCGGGGCGTCCAGGCACCGCGGCGCGATGAACTTGAACTCGCTCAGGCGCGTCACGTAGCTGCCCTGCCGCGCCGCCATCGCTCGTCCCACGCGGAGGTGCGAACGCCGCCGGCCGAGGTATAGGCTCCGGGGCGGGGCGCCACGCCCCGGCGGGGCGGGGCCCCACGCTTTAAGACCCGGCCGGGGCGGGCCGGGCTCTACCACCGCCGCCGACGTCGCGTTCGCCCCTCGGCGCCGACACCTCCGTCTCTCTCTTCACCCCGCCGCCGGACCCGTCCGCCCGGAGAGGGGACCGAGACTCGACCCCGTCCGCCGCGCCTTCTCTCTCTCCCGCTCCCGCTCCCGCTCCCGCTCTCGTCTCGTCTCACCCGCGACGATGGAGGCCGCGGCCAAGACCGTGACCGTGCGCGCCGCGCCGCTGGGCTACGTGTACGTGACGCCGATCGAGGCGCTGCGCCGCGACCTGCTGGCGCTGCTCGTGGCGCGCAGCGCCGACGACGCCGCGGCGGTGGCGCCGCTGGTGCGCGGCCTGACCGTCGAGGCCGGCTTCGCCGGGCACGTGGCCGTGGTGGCGGGCGCCCGGACCACCGGGCTCGGCGGCGGGCTCACGCTGAAGCTGACGCCCAACCACTTCCACCCCAACGTGTTCTTCTTCCACAACGGGGACTGCGTGCCCCCGAGCAGCGCCGCGCCCGCCCTCTCGCGCGCCTGCGAGGCGGCGCGCGCCCGCTTCGGGTTCTCGGCCTACCGGACGCCGGTGGACAACGCCGAGGAGACGACGGGCGCGGAGGTGTGCGCGCGGCTCGGCCTGGCCGCGGACGCGCACGCGGCCTACCTCGTGGTGGCCGACGGCTTCAAGGAGGCGGTGTACCTGTGCAACGCCTTCCTGCACTACGGGGGCGCGGGCACGGTGTCCATCAACGGGCACGAGGCGTGGCGCGTGCCGCTCTACCCCGTGCACCTCTTCATGCCGGACGTCAACCGGCTCGTGGCCGACCCCTTCAACGCCAAGAACCGCTCCATCAGCGAGGAGTTTGTGTACCCGCGCCCCTTCTTCAACGGCCCGCTCTGCCGCCTGCTGCACGGCTACGTGCTGGGCCCGGCGGCCGTGGCCACGCGCGTGCGGAACCTGGACGCGGTGGCGCGCGGCGCGGCGCACCTGGCCTTCGACGAGAACCACGAGAGCGCCGTGCTGCCCGCCGACGTGACCTTCACGCTCTTTGAGCAGCGGCGGCGCGGCGGCGACGCGGCCGCCGGCGGCCTCGAGCGCCGCATGGCGTCCGTCATGAGCGCCGACGCGGCGCTGTCGCTGGAGGCGCTCGTCGCCGCCGGCGTGTACGACGAGGAGCCCCCCGCGCTGGACGACTGGCCCGTGCTCTCCGAGGCGGGCGCCAAGGACGGCGGCGGCGGCGCGGCCGCCTCCGCGGGCGCGCCCGTCTCGCAGGCCGCGGCGCTCGGCGCGTACGTGAGCCGCGCGGCCGGCCTCGTGGGGGCGCTGGTGTTCAGCTCCAACTCGGTGCTGTACCTGACGGAGGTGGACGACGCGGGCGCCGCCGACGGCGGCGGCAAGGAGGGCGCCGGCCCCTCGTTTAACCGCTTCTACCAGGTGGCGGCGCCCTACCTGGCCGGGAACCCGCAGACGGACAAGGACGGGCGCGTGCTGCCGCACACGGCCTCGCAGCCCGCGACGGCCCCGGGCAACCACGACTTCGCCATGGACCACCTGGTGATGGCGTGCGGCTTCTGCCCGCAGCTGCTGGCGCGCGTGCTGTTCTACCTGGAGCGCTGCGACGCGGGCACGTTCGTGGGCCGCGGCGACGTGGACGCCGTGCGCTACGTGGCCGGCAGCCTCGACGCCGAGGTCCCCTGCTCGCTCTGCGACCGCGCCTCGCGCCCCGCCTGCGCGCACACGACGCTGCACCGCCTGCGCCACCGCCTCCCGCGCTTCGGCGCGCCGACGCGCAGCCCCATGGGCGTCTTCGGGACCATGAACAGCGCCTACAGCGACTGCGACGTGCTCGGCAACTACGCCTCGTACGGGGCCCTCAAGCGCCCCAACGACAGCGAGCCCCCGAAGGCGATCATGCAGGACACGTACCGCGCCGCCGTGGACCGGCTGCTGGCGGACGTGGCCGGCGCGCGCATCGGCGAGACGGTGACGGACCACGCCGGCTTCCGGCACGCGCTGCGCGCCCTGCGCGACACGGTCGAGCAGGCGGCGGACCGCTTCGTGCGCACGCTCGTGGAGACGCGCGACTTCAAGCTCCGCGACGCGCTCTACGACGCCAACCACACCATGTCCCTCTCGCTGGACCCGTACTCGGGCGCGCTGTGCCCGGCGACGAGCTTCCTGGCGCGGCGCACGCTGCTGGCGGTGCTGCAGGACCTGGCCCTGAGCCAGTGCCACGGCGTGCTCCACGGGCAGCCCGTGGAGGGGCGCAACTTCCGCAACCAGTTCCAGCCGGTGCTGCGCCGCCGCGTGGTGGACATGCTCAACGGGGGCTTCGTCACGGCCAAGACGGTGACGGTGACGCTCGCCGACGGCATCGTGGCCCCGGACCCCACCAAGGGCAGCGCGGAGCCCCCGGCGCGCGACCACGACGGGGACCTGGCGCGCGTGAGCTTCGAGGTGCTGCGGGAGCTGCGCGTCAAGAGCCGGGTCATGTTCTCGACGGGCTCGGGCAGCCTCTCGGACGCCGCGCGCGCCCGCGTGGCCGGGCTCGCGGGCGCCTACCAGCGCCCGGACACGGCCGTGGACGTGCTCAACGGCCCGCTGGGCTTCCTGCTGAAGCAGCACCACGCGACGCTGTTCCCGCGCGGCAAGCCGCCCGGCGGGCAGAGCCCCAACCCGCAGTGGTTCTGGACGCTGCTGCAGCGCAACCAGCTGCCGGCGCGGCTGCTGACCAAGGACGACATCGAGACCATCGCGGCCGTGAAGCGCTTCTCGGTGGACTACGGCGCCATCAACTACGTGAACCTGACCCCGGGCACCGTGGCGGAGCTGGCCCAGTTCTACCTGGCCAACCTGATCCTGCGCTACTGCGACCACAAGCAGTTCTTCATCAACAGCCTCACGGGGATCACGATGCAGTCGAAGCGCCCGCGGGACCCGGCCGCCGTCATGGCCTGGGTGCGGCGCCCGCTGGCGGACGCGGCCGACGCGGAGCGCGCCGCGCGCGAGGTGCTGGACGCGCCGCGCGACGACACGTGGGTGGCCACGTACACGTCCAGCCACCTGCTCCGCTCCGTCATGGCCTCGCGCCCGCTGGTGGTGCTGGGCCTGGGCGTCAGCAAGTACCACGGCATGGCCGGCAACAACCGCGTCTTCCAGGCGGGGAACTGGAGCGGGCTCAACGGCGGCAAGCACGTGTGCCCCCTGATGGTGTTTGACCGCACGCGGCACTTTGTGCTGGCCTGCCCGCGCGTGGGCTTCACGTGCTCGCAGACGGGCGGCGGCGCCGGGCTGCACGACCACTCGCTCGGGGAGCACGTCAAGACCATCCTGGCCGACGGCGGGCCGCTGGTGCAGACGGCCGTGTACGCGGCCGTGCTGCACGCGCTCGGGGCGCGCACGCAGCACCTGGAGCCCGACGACTGGCGGGCGATCGTGGACGACGAGTTCCTGGCGGCCGCGCTGGCGGAGATCAACGGGCGCGTGGCCGACCGCGACGGGCGCTGGAGCGTGGAGGCGGCCGCCGAGCTGGTGCGCGACCTCGAGGGCCAGACGGGCGCGGACGGCGGCGGCGAGGAGACCGCCTTCGACTTTGGGGCCTGCGGCGCGGGCGGGGACGCGGGCGCGGGGCTCGCGCCGGCCTCGCTGGCGCCCGCGGAGCTGGGCGGCAAGCGCCCGCCCCCGGAGGACGACCTGTTTGACATGGGCGCCCCGCCCGAGAAGCGGCTGACCTTCGACATGCTGTGATGGGGGGAGGAGGAGGAGGGGACGGGCGCGGGTGCCCGGCTGTATCAATAAAGATGACCGCGTTTGACAGACACACACGCGCGTCCCGTGGCCTCTCTCGCGGCGGACGGGCGGGCGGAGGGAGGGAGCGAGCGGGCGGACTCGGCCATGGCGGAGCGGCGGCTCGTGGCGGTCCTGGGGCAGGTGCAGACGTACGTGTTTCAGCTGGAGATGCTGAAGCGCTGCGACCCCGCGGTGGTGCGCGAGCTGGCCCCGCGCGTCAAGCTGAACGCGCTGATGTGCCGCTACCTCGCGCGGCGGCTGCCGCTGGAGGCGCAGATGACGCCGCTCACGTGCGCGCTGCGCCTGGCGCTCGCGTACGCGCGGGCCGAGGGGGACCGCGTGCTGGGGGCGCTGGCCGCCGCCGGCGACGACGCCGAGGCCTACTTTGAGCGCACCATGGGCGGCGCGTGCCGCTTCCACGCGCGCGTCGCGCTCGACACGTACGGCGGGCGCGTGGAGACGGAGCTGCAGTTCCTCCACGACGCCGAGAACCTGCTCAAGCAGCTCAACTACTGCCACCTGATCACGCCCCACGCGGTGGACCTGTCGGCCGTGGACGAGTTCCTCGCGCGCACGATCGGCGGCGGGCTCGTGGTGCCGCCGGAGCTGTACGACCCGGCGCAGCCGTGCGCGGTGTGCTTCGAGGAGCTGTGCGTGACGGCCAACCAGGGCGAGGCCACGCACCGGCGCCTGCTCGGCTGCGTGTGCGACCACCTCACGCGGCAGCTGGCGGTGCGCGTGGACCCCGAGGACGTGGCCAAGAACCTGCCGCACGTGCGCGGGCTCGACGAGGCGCGCCGCGGGCGCGCGCTGGCGGCGCTCGCCGCCGTGGACGCGGCCGAGGCCCGGGAGGCGGAGGCGGCGGCGGCGGGCGCCGAGGCCGGGGACGCGGGCGAGACGGCGCGCCGGCGCGCGGACGCGCTCCTGGACGCGCACGACGTGTTCCGGCCCGCCTCGCGGCGCCTGTACGCCGTGAGCGAGCTGCAGTTCTGGCTGGCGTCCACTAACCAGGCGGTGCGGGCCCTCGACCTGTTCACGCACAACCTGGACGACCTGGAGCGGCGCGAGCGCCGCGCCGCGGTGCGCGCGGCGGCCGTGGAGCTCGCGCTCTTCGGGCGGCGCCCCGAGCACTTTGACCGCGCCCGCGCGGCCCGCGAGCTCGACATCATCGACGGGCTGCTGGTGGGCGGCTGTGCGGCCTCGCCCGACGAGCGCCTCGAGGCGCTCATCCGCGCGTGCTACGACCACCACATGTCCACGCCCATGCTGCGCATGCTGGACCCGGACCGGGCCAACCGCGACGCCCTCGAGCGCCTCCTCGAGGGCGGCGACGACGCGGACCCCGAGGGCGGCGCCGCGGGGGGCGCGGACGCCGGCGGCGGCGCGGGGGGCGGTGGCGGCGAGGACGGGCCCGGCGCGCCCCCGCCGGCGGACGCCGTGGCGTGGGCGGACCTGCCGGCCGCGGCCCTGCGCGACGCCGAGCGCCGGCGGCGCCTGTACGCGGACCGCCTCTCGCGGCGCTCGGCGGCGAGCCTGGCGCAGTGCGTGCGCGAGCAGCGGCGCGAGCTGGAGAAGACCCTGCGCGTGAACGTGTACGGCGACGCGCTGCTGCACACGTACGTGGCGGTGGCCGCCGGGTTCCGCGCGCGGCGCGCGTTCTGCGAGGCCGTGGCGCGCGCGGGCACCGTCGTGGACGAGCGCGAGACGGGCTGCTTCGACGCGCACAGCTTCATGAAGGCCACGGTGCAGCGCCACCCCGTGGACGCCGCGCTCCTCCCGGCGCTCACGCACAAGTTCTTCGAGCTCGTCAACGGGCCGCTCTTCGCGCACGACACGCACGCCTTCGCCCAGCCCCCCAACACGGCGCTGTACTTTGCGGTGGAGAACGTGGGCCTCCTGCCGCACCTGAAGGAGGAGCTGGCGCGCTTCATGGTGGCCCGCGATTGGTGCGTCAGCGAGTTCCGCGGCTTCTACCGCTTCCAGACGTCCGGCGTAACCGCCACCCAGCGGCAGGCCTGGCGATATATCCGCGAGCTGGTGCTGGCGGTTGCAGTCTTCAGGTCCGTCTTCCACTGCGGGGACGTCGAGGTCCTCCGCGCGGATCGCTTCGCCGGACGCGACGGGCTGTACCTGACCTACGAGGCGTCATGCCCGCTGGTGGCGGTCTTTGGCGCGGGCCCCGCGGGCATCGGCCCGGGCACCACGGCGGTGCTGGCCTCGGACGTCTTTGGCCTGCTCCACACCACGCTGCAGCTGCGCGGGGCGCCGTCGCGCTAGCGCTGCTGCTGCTGGCGCTCGCCGCGACCCCGACGTGCGGCGCGGCGGCCGTGACGCGGGCCGCCTCGGCCTCGCCCGCGCCCGGGACGGGCGCCACCCCAGACGGCTTCTCCGCGGAGGAGTCCCTCGAGGAGATCGACGGGGCCGTCTCCCCCGGCCCCTCGGACGCCCCCGACGGCGAGTACGGCGACCTGGACGCGCGCACGGCCGTGCGCGCGGCCGCGACCGAGCGGGACCGCTTCTACGTCTGCCCGCCGCCGTCCGGCTCCACGGTGGTGCGCCTGGAGCCCGAGCAGGCCTGCCCCGAGTACTCGCAGGGGCGCAACTTCACGGAGGGGATCGCCGTGCTCTTCAAGGAGAACATCGCCCCGCACAAGTTCAAGGCCCACATCTACTACAAGAACGTCATCGTCACGACCGTGTGGTCCGGGAGCACGTACGCGGCCATCACGAACCGCTTCACGGACCGCGTGCCCGTCCCCGTGCAGGAGATCACGGACGTGATCGACCGCCGCGGCAAGTGCGTCTCCAAGGCCGAGTACGTGCGCAACAACCACAAGGTGACCGCCTTCGACCGCGACGAGAACCCCGTCGAGGTGGACCTGCGCCCCTCGCGCCTGAACGCGCTCGGCACCCGCGGCTGGCACACCACCAACGACACCTACACCAAGATCGGCGCCGCGGGCTTCTACCACACGGGCACCTCCGTCAACTGCATCGTCGAGGAGGTGGAGGCGCGCTCCGTGTACCCCTACGACTCCTTCGCCCTGTCCACGGGGGACATCGTGTACATGTCCCCCTTCTACGGCCTGCGCGAGGGGGCCCACGGGGAGCACATCGGCTACGCGCCCGGGCGCTTCCAGCAGGTGGAGCACTACTACCCCATCGACCTGGACTCGCGCCTCCGCGCCTCCGAGAGCGTGACGCGCAACTTTCTGCGCACGCCGCACTTCACGGTGGCCTGGGACTGGGCCCCCAAGACGCGGCGCGTGTGCAGCCTGGCCAAGTGGCGCGAGGCCGAGGAGATGATCCGCGACGAGACGCGCGACGGGTCCTTCCGCTTCACGTCGCGGGCCCTGGGCGCCTCCTTCGTCAGCGACGTCACGCAGCTCGACCTGCAGCGCGTGCACCTGGGCGACTGCGTCCTCCGCGAGGCCTCGGAGGCCATCGACGCCATCTACCGGCGGCGCTACAACAACACGCACGTGCTGGCCGGCGACAAGCCCGAGGTGTACCTCGCCCGCGGGGGCTTCGTGGTGGCCTTCCGCCCGCTGATCTCGAACGAGCTGGCGCAGCTGTACGCGCGCGAGCTCGAGCGCCTCGGCCTCGCCGGCGTCGTGGGCCCCGCGTCCCCCGCGGCCGCCCGTCGGGCCCGGCGCTCCCCCGGCCCGGCGGGGACGCCCGAGCCGCCGGCCGTCAACGGCACGGGGCACCTGCGCATCACCACGGGCTCGGCCGAGTTTGCGCGCCTGCAGTTCACCTACGACCACATCCAGGCGCACGTGAACGACATGCTGAGCCGCATCGCGGCCGCCTGGTGCGAGCTGCAGAACAAGGACCGCACCCTGTGGGGCGAGATGTCGCGCCTGAACCCCAGCGCCGTGGCCACGGCCGCGCTGGGCCAGCGCGTCTCGGCGCGCATGCTCGGCGACGTGATGGCCATCTCGCGGTGCGTGGAGGTGCGCGGCGGCGTGTACGTGCAGAACTCCATGCGCGTGCCCGGCGAGCGCGGCACGTGCTACAGCCGCCCGCTGGTGACCTTCGAGCACAACGGCACGGGCGTGATCGAGGGCCAGCTCGGCGACGACAACGAGCTCCTCATCTCGCGCGACCTCATCGAGCCCTGCACCGGCAACCACCGGCGCTACTTTAAGCTGGGCGGCGGGTACGTGTACTACGAGGACTACAGCTACGTGCGCATGGTGGAGGTGCCCGAGACGATCAGCACGCGGGTGACCCTGAACCTGACGCTGCTCGAGGACCGCGAGTTCCTGCCCCTCGAGGTGTACACGCGCGAGGAGCTCGCCGACACGGGCCTCCTGGACTACAGCGAGATCCAGCGCCGCAACCAGCTGCACGCGCTCAAGTTCTACGACATTGACCGCGTGGTCAAGGTGGACCACAACGTGGTGCTGCTGCGCGGCATCGCCAACTTCTTCCAGGGCCTCGGCGACGTGGGCGCCGCCGTCGGCAAGGTGGTCCTGGGCGCCACGGGGGCCGTGATCTCGGCCGTCGGCGGCATGGTGTCCTTCCTGTCCAACCCCTTCGGGGCGCTCGCCATCGGGCTGCTGGTGCTGGCCGGCCTGGTCGCGGCCTTCCTGGCCTACCGGCACATCTCGCGCCTGCGCCGCAACCCCATGAAGGCCCTGTACCCCGTCACGACGAAGGCGCTCAAGGAGGACGGCGTCGAAGAGGACGACGTGGACGAGGCCAAGCTGGACCAGGCCCGGGACATGATCCGGTACATGTCCATCGTGTCGGCCCTCGAGCAGCAGGAGCACAAGGCGCGCAAGAAGAACAGCGGGCCCGCGCTGCTGGCCAGCCGCGTCGGGGCGATGGCCACGCGCCGCCGGCACTACCAGCGCCTCGAGAACGAGGACCCCGACGCCCCCTAGCCCCCTCCCCGCAGATGGAAAAAAATAAAGATGCCGTTGATCGCACGTCTCGCGTCCGCCTCGTCCCTCTCCCCTCTCGTCTCCCCTCTCCCCTCTCGTCTCCCCTCTCCCCTCTCGTCTCCCCTCTCCCCTCTCGTCTCCCCTCTCCCCTCTCGTCTCCCCTCTCCCCTCTCGTCTCCCCTCTCCCCTCTCGTCTCCCCTCTCCCCGCCGCCCTCCCGTCCCGCGACCACGACCGCCACGACACACACGCCTTGTGTACAGAATTAGAAAAAAACTTTATTTCCACACAGGGGGGCAACGGGGGAAAACAATACAACGGTGAGTCCGTGGGAGCCGTCACACGCGCCAGCTCTTGCGGCGCGACGCGCGGTGGCCGGTGAGGTCGATGACGGGTCGGGGTTGCTGGTACAGGCCGTCGTCCGCGCGGGTCCGCGGGCGGGGGTGCTGGTACACGTGGTCGGTCTCGCCGCGGGCGGAGGCGGCGGCGGGGGCCGCCGCGGAGGCTGAGTCGCCGGAGGCCCGCGGGGCCGCCTCGGCGCTCGTGCGCGAGAGCCGGCGGCGCACGAAGCGCTGGGCCGCGCGGACCCCGCGCCGGAAGCTGGTGCGCATGCTCCCGTGGCGCGTCAGCGGGGCCCAGGGGGCGCCGTCGTCGTCGTCCGCGGCGTTGCCGCCGCCGGCGGCGCCCCGTTCGCCGGTACCGTCGGGGCCGACGTACACGTCCTCCTCCTCCTCCTCCTCGTCCACCCCCTCGTCCTCGTCGTCCTCCTCGCCGTCGCGCACGCCGATCCCGGGCGGGAACTCCTCGTCGGCGGCGCTCTCCTGCGACGAGCTCGTCGAGGCCGTGGCGTCCCCGTCGCGGCGCGGGTACCGGCCGTCCTCCTCCTCATCCTCGTCCTCGTCCTCCGCCCCCGCCATCGCGCGGGCAATGTCCTTGCGGTTCACGTACGTGGCGGCGTCGCGGCTGCGCCGGAGCGGGCGCCGCCCGCCGCCGTCCACCTCCAGCTCGTCGTCCGAGCTCGGGGGCCCCTCGGGGAGCGGGGGCGGCGAGGCGGGCACGGGCCAGTTCAGGTACTCGGCGAGGGGGTCCACGTAGTCGTGGGGCGGCTCCGCGTCGCGGTCGCGGGGCGGCGGCGAGGGCGTCCGCGACGCCCGCGGCAGGGGCGGCAGCGGCGGCTGCGCGGGGGCGACGGCCAGGAAGCGCATGTCCCGCTGGCCCGTCGTCGCCAGCACGCGCGCGAAGCGCTCCGTGGGCCCGCCGTACGAGGCCAGGCTGCGCGCGATGGCGTAGTTGAACCAGGCGAGCGTGCCGCGCTCCATGGCGCCCCAGGCGTGCGACGAGCTCGTGGGGGCCAGGTCGCCGATCAGGTGGTGGAAGCGGCACTGCGCGCGCAGCGCCGCGCGCAGGTACGGGTCCTCCATCCCGTCGTCGAGCCAGCACACGTAGCCGGCGAGCGTCAGGTTGATGAGGGTCTGCGCGTGGTGGTGCACGAAGGTCACGAGGTCCACGGCGGCCACGACGGCGGCCGTGAGGCCGCACACGCCGCTCTTCCAGGGCGTCTCGGCCCACGTGGCGCCGAGGATCTCCAGGGCGTCAAACACCGTCGCCGTGTGGCTCGTCAGCACGAGCACCTCGCCCGAGCCCGAGGCCACGGCGGGCCCGCCGGCGCGGTGCCGCCCAAAGAGCGCCTCGGGCGACATCGTCTCGCGCGGGCCGCGCACCACCCGCGGCGTGCGCCCCAGGTGGCGGAGCACGCGCGCGTCGACCGTGTCCATCATCCACAGCAGCCAGCGGTACAGCGTGGCCGCGTACGCCAGCATCTCGTGCAGGCGCACGCTCGTCTGGGGGCTGGAGACCATGGGGTCGAGCGGGCGCATGAAGTAGGCGTACCGCTCCACGGCCTCGGTCGCCTCGGCGAGCGCGGCGCGCGTGGCGCCGTACGCGGCGCTCTGGGCCTTGTGCTTGAACGGGTGCTTCGACAGCGTCTTGCCGAACGTCGACCACAGCAGCATGACGGTGGGGGCGTCGCGCTCGTCGTCCGAGCGCACCTCCACGCCCGAGCTGGCCTTCAGGTAGCGCCAGTAGGTGGCCAGCACCGCGCGCCAGGCCACGTCCGCCGAGATGCCCTTCAGCGCGGCCTCGGCCGCGCGCGCGTACGCCTCGCGGTGCGGCTCCGCCGAGCACGCCGTGATCACGGACTCGGGGGCGTAGTTGCTGCGCACGAGCGCCAGGGCCGAGGCGCGCTGGGCGCCGAAGAGCGCGGGCGCGCACTGGCGCTCGGCCGCCTCGCGCAGGGCCGCCACGGCCGCCGTCAGCACCTCCCCGGGGGCCGCCAGCAGGCAGCTGGCGCGGGTGCGCCCCTCGGTGACGCGGCGCGAGGCATCCTTCCACGAAGCGCGGCGCGTTCCTCGGGCGCGGCGGATCATGGCGGAGGCAGGGACGGGTTAGCGGCCCCGGGGCGGCCGGCGCGCCGATAAATGGGCTCGGGGTTCCGGCACGCCCACCAGCTCCGGGTGGCGCGCGGCGTATTCGGCGAGGTCGACGTCCGGCCCCAAGTGGGCGGGGCGCACGGCCGTGGGCGGGACGAGCCCGTCCAGGTCCTCCGAGGGCAGCGCGGGCGCGATGACGAGCCGCTTGCCGCCCGTGGGGGGGCCCGGGGCCGGCGTCAGCCGCAGCTGGCGCATGACGGCGTCGCGCTGCTCCCAGAACTCCGCGAGCGGGCACGCGCGCACCAGCGGGTCGAGCGCGTCCATGAGCTCCGCGTAGTCGTCCAGCGCCGCCTCGTACACGCGCACCGGCCGGCCGCCGTGGACGGCGGCGCCGAGCAGGCAGTTGAGCAGCAGGTTCGCGTGGCCCGCCAGGCGCTGCAGCACCAGCGCGAAGGCGACGAGGGCGTCGCTCCCGCCGGCGTGGGCCCGCATGAGGCCCGTGAGCGCGGAGCGCGCGGCGGCGTAGCCCAGCGACACGGCCTGGCCCAGGCCCGTGGCGTCGCGCGCCGCCGCCACCTCGGTCGCGTTCAGCACGGCGTACTCGGCGTCCGAGAGCGCGATGCTGCCCAGCGGCACCAGCGACGCCGGCACGCGCGAGCGCACGGCGCGGAAGGCCTCGTCGTCGGGGATGTCCGAGACGGCGCGCGCCACGGCCGTCGTGAGCCAGCGCAGCGCGTGGTGCACCGCGAGCACGGTCAGCGTGAACATGGGCGCGAGCAGCTCGCGCTCCTCGGCCGTGAAGCCCGGGTTCTGGCCGTGGGCGCGCGCCAGCAGGTACACCTCGGCCACCGCCAGGTGGAAGGCCGCGAAGCGGACGTCCTCGGGGTGCCCGCTGAGGACGCGCAGCTCCGGCCAGTAGGCCAGGGACCCGCAGAAGGCGCGGAAGAGGCCGGGCCGCGGCCCCGAGGCCGCGGGCGCGCGCCGGCCGACGGCGCGCAGCGCGCGCGCCGCGCGCTCGGGGAGCTCGCGCGCCGCGGCGTCGTGGTTGACGGCCGCGCGCGCCGCGGCGTCCAGCGCGAAGGCCAGCGCCTCGCCCGCGAGCGCGGGCGCGCCGACCGTCGAGGACTGCAGCGGCGCCAGGAACATGGCGTGGTGCAGGGCGATGGCCTGCCGCAGCGCGCGGCGCCACACGCCGCGCGTCTCGGGCGCGGGCGTCGCGTACACGCCCCCGCGCGAGGGCGGCGCGCTGCCGCCCCACGAGTGCATCTGCAGGTGGTGCAGCGGCACCAGCGCCTCCCAGGCGTCCTGGTCGCGGCTCACGAGCGCCGCCGAGGCCGCCTGCGGCGTGAAGGTCAGGGCCCGCGGGGCGCGGCGCAGGATGTCCGGGGGCCCGACGGGGCGGCCCGGGGGCCCGCGGGGCTCGCGGCGCAGCGCCACCCACGACGGCATGGCCAGAAAGGTCCCGTCGGGCATGTCGCGCGTCCAGCTGGCGTACGCGGCGTCCGGGTCCCGCTCGAGGCGCGGCGCGGAGTCGTCGCCGCCGCAGGGGGCGGCGGTGCCGACGGCGGGCGCGGCCGTCGTCGCCGTCGTCAGCGGCGGCCGCGCCCGCGGGGGCGGGGGAGGCGGCGGGTCGCGCGGCCGCGGGGGCCGGTACCCCGGCCGCCCGGGCTGGAACTGGCGGCGGTAGAGCGTGCCGGCGTAGCGGGTGAAGGCCTCCCGCTCGTCGGGGCCGGAGGCCGTCTCCATGCCGCGGAGGGCGCGCGACAGGTAGTCCACGTCGGCGGGGGGCCCGACCGCGGCGCGGGAGGCCGCGGCGCCGCGGCCGTCATAGCCGTCGTCGTCATCGTCATAGTCATCATCCTCATCCTCGTCCCCGTCCTCGTCCTCTTCCGCGTCCCACGCGTCGCCGTCGGCCGCCACGTACAGCTCCCCGTCGGACCACGCGCCCCCCTCGCTCTCCTCCTCCTCGTCGTCCACGTCCACGTCGTCGTCCCCCTCCCCGTCCCCGCGCCGGGCTCCCCCCTCCTCCCCCTCGTCCTCCTCCTCGTCGTCGGTCCAGACGGGCTCCTCCTCCTCGCTGCTCTCCTCGTCGGGCGGAGGGCGGAAGTCCGGGCGCCGCACCTCGCCCACGAGCACGTCCTGCAGGTGCACCAGGAGCCCCGCGCGGGGGAACGGCTGGAAGCGCTGCTCTTGCGAGCGCCTCGGGCGCCGCACGGGCCCCGCGTCGCTCATGGTGGTCGCTGCGGCAAATGCCCCCCCTCCGGGCCGGCCCGCGGCTTTATACGCCCCGCCCACAGGTGGTCGGGCGCCGCAGATCCGACCGCGCGCGCGGGGCGCGGCGTCACATCTCAAACATGCGGTTGAGCGCGTCGCGGGGGATGAGGTGGTAGGCGGGGGTGGCGGGCCCGGGCGAGGCGACCGTCGCGGTCGCGACCGCGGCCGCGGGCGCCGCCGTCGTCAGCGCGCCGTCCTCCTCGGCCTCGGCCAGCGTCACCGTGGTGATGAGCGGGGCGGCCGAGACGCGCGGCGGCGGCGTCGGGTCGCAGGGCAGCACGGCCGAGGGCGACGGGGGCGGCAGCAGGGCCTCCGCGGTGCTGCCGTAGCTGGCCACGGGCGAGGGCGGGCGGCAGTACGTGTGGTCGCGGTACTCGCGCGAGTAGGCCTCCATCTTGATCCGCACCTGGTGCGAGAGGTAGCCGGCGGCGCGCGGCAGCGCGGCGGAGAACGGCGGCTCCTCGACCAGGTCGGCGCCGTCCTCCTCGATGAGGCCGGCGCGCACGAGCGGCAGGCCCAGCTCGCGCCGGCGGCGGTTGACGGCGCGCAGCTGCGCGGCCGGCACCGGCGCGCCCGCCAGCAGCACCACGCCGTGGTTGAACAGCACCGGGTGGAAGAGGCACGTCAGCTGCCGCGTCTGGTCCCACTCGTAGCGCAGGGACATGAACACGTCCTGGGCCACCACCTGGTCCGCGTGCAGGCGCCACGAGAGCTCGCGCGCCGTGGCCACGTACAGGTGCAGAAAGAGCAGGCGCGCCAGGCGCGCGACGTCGCGGTAGTAGCGCCCGCGCACCAGCTGCCGGAGCCGGCCCTCGTCGCGGCGCGCCTGCGCGTGCAGGTAGCGCAGCACCGCGCGGCAGTAGGCGTCCAGCAGGCGCGCGTACCGCTCCTCGCGCGCCCGCAGCGTGGACACGAAGAAGCGCTCCACGGCCGCCACGTACGCGGGCAGCTCCTCCTCCACGGCCGGGACCCGCGGCATGGGCTCCGCCCCGGGCACCCCGAGGTCGACGCTCGCGTCCGCCGTCGGCGCCTGGACCTGGGCCGCCACCTCGTCCGCGGAGGCCGAGAGCATGACCATGCGCGCGTACAGGTCCTCGTTGCCGGGCAGGCACGAGAACAGGTCCTCGTTCCAGCGCTCCATGGCGCTCAGCAGCGCCGGGCCCTCGTCGAAGGCCAGGTCGCTGATGAGGCGCTGGTACAGCGCGTCCGGGCTGGCCGCCCGCGGGACGGCCACCACGGGCGGCCGGCCCGGGGCCGCGCCCCCCAGCAGGGCCTCGTCGAACGCGACCACGCACTCCTCGTCGCGCATCCTCACCGACCCCCCCACAAGCAAGACAGCGGACGACTGAGCGGGGTGCCATTTGCAACGCCTTTATTTATACACTTTTCCCTTCCGCCCCGGGGTGCTCTCGTCCAGGACGGCGTTGGCCGCCTCGATCAGGTCCAGCCCCTCGCACACGGTGATGCGCACCACCGCGGCCTGCAGGAAGCGGTCGAGCGCCGCGTCCGTCGTCGGGGGGTTCATGTCCCAGAGGGACTCGGCGGCGGCGCGGGCGTGGGCCTCGGCCACGCGCCCCACGGCCGCGCAGAAGATGCGCTTGTTGAAGGCGTGCGTCGCGCCGCGCCAGGGCACGTTGGCCTCGCACGGCCTGTCGCTGAAGGCGAGCCGGCGGCGGCCCACGTCGAGGTTCTCCCCGGGGGCGGCCCGCGTCGAGGCGCGCCGGGCGGCCGGTTCCGCGGCGGCGGCGGTGGTGGTGGCGGCGGCGGCCGGGGCGGCGGCCGAGGCCGAGCGGGCGGTCT